GGTGCTGCGACCGCTGGTAATTATGGTGCTGCGACCGCTGGTGATAGTGGTGCTGCGACCGCTGGTTATAGAGGTGCTGCGACCGCTGGTTATAGAGGTGCTGCGACCGCTGGTGATAGTGGTGCTGCGACATCAAGAGGTAGTTCATCAACTGGAAATAACGGTTTAGCGGTGGCGCGAGGAACAAATGTAAAGGTCAGAGGAGGTATGGGATCTATCTTGGTTATAGCAGAGGAAAAAGAAAACTCGTACGATGTTTTCGATTGGAAAGCCGTTGTGGTTGACGGCAAAAATATCAAGGCTGATACTTGGTATAGATTAGTAGGCGGAGAATTTGTTGAGGTGGAAGATTAACTAACAACAATATATTATGATTAAAAAACTATTACAGAAGTATCAAGCGTACAGGGATAAAAAGTTCCTTGCACGCTTGGAGAGAGTGTTAAACAATAATGTGGTGGGCGCAAACTTATTTATAGAAAAAAATGTGTTTTCACTCAGGGGATTTTACATGTATTTTCCTAAAGGCGCAGTGGCGGATTTGCTAAACAAAATTCCTCCAAGTCTTGTCGAAGAGCGTCTTCGTTCAGGATATTACGAGAAACGAGAGACTCCGCAATCAGGTTTAGACTTTTAGAATAATAAAAACAATTATTTCCTACGGAAGCATTTATCTTGTATTTTCCTGAAAGGCTGTTTATTGGATCTCTTTGAAAAATAAAGTTCCCTGCATCTTGTTTTCCTCTGCATGGAATGTTAAGCTGTTTGCAGATTGAGATAGTTAGACCAATTACTTCTTCAGGGCAGTAGATTGATGTTTTTATAAATTCTTTCATAAGTTATAATTTTTAGAATTTGACGAAACAAAAGTAACAACAAAAAGGAGCATATCCAACAGCTATAATGATAAGTTAGAATTTGACACTCAACCTTTCATTAGGATGTGCTCCTTTCAAAATTTGGGTAAAACAAAAAGAAATGAAACAGACATTAGAAGAAGCAGCGAGAGAGTGCAGACGTACAACTGCCCAATCAATGGGTGTATATGCCCAATATCACTCAATAGATGAGTGCCCTAATCATGGGATTACATATGATGAAATCGCAGAAGCTGCATTTATAAAAGGTGCTGAATGGCAGGCAAAGCAATCGCCTTGGATAAGCGTTAAAGAACGGTTACCGGAAACTAAAGATGAAGTTTTGGTTCTCAATAGAATGAAACGTAGTGATAATTATTTTGTATCGGAAAATCGCTATGCAAATGGAGATTGGGCAGCAAAGTCAGCAATGTATTACGAAGAAATTGCCTGGATGCCAATCCCCTCTTTCGATGATATACTTGAAGCCAACAGGGATGTACTTGAACGGATTAAAGAAAAAGGAGATTGAGATATGAAATTTCCTAAAGTAAAGAAAAAGCAAAAGATTGAAAGGGTTTGTTACAACTGTAAGCATTATTATAAATGCACTGACAGATTTAACAGAGATACTATAAACTGTGATAAATTCAAATTTAATGCTTTATGTAAGAGTGTTTAAAAAAAAGATTAGATATGAAATCAAAACAAGTATTATCAATAGATCAGATGAAGCACCTGCGGGAGCTTGGCTTGGATACGAGTGATGCAAGTATGCACTGGCAGTTTTTGCCTACGGTTGAATCTTTTTTCAATGGAGTGCTCGCCTTAGAGGAAAGGCCTACTCTCTTCGTTTCTCAACCGAATATGAAGCATGAATACCCTGCTTACACCCTGCAGGACATTCTTGACAAGCTGCCGCCTGTCATAAAAAAATATTTTTGTCTTTCAATCAGAGTTAGTGAATACAAGAAAATGTGGCATGTCGAGTATGAGGGAGCAGGATGTCTTTTATCTTATTTTCATTTAAAAAATCTTATTGATGCAGCCTACGAGATGCTTTGCTGGTGCGTTGAAAATGGATATATCGGAAAGGAGGGTGAAATATGCAGAACGAAATTTTTTTGAGTGAAAATACTCGTTTTAATATTTATAATCCATATATCGATGTTCCCATTTTAGAACCATGTGATGCACCTAAAATGAGAAAATATCGTCTAAAAGATGATAGGTGTACAAACAAGCAGATTACGAAACGCAGGAAGAAGAATAAAAACCGTAAAACGCATAGGAGAAAATAATCATGGAAATAAAGAACGGAATAATAATAGACGGGGTGCTACATGAGGGTATAGTTATGAGAAATGCCCATTGTGACGGATGCTCATTGATAGCAATTTGCCACGAAATACGTGGTAATGATGCGTTATGTGCTATAATAAATTGTGACAAGTTTGTCAATCGTGGCAAAGTAACAGATATTAAGATAGATAAGGAGGAATAACTAAATGGATATAGTACCTATTATAACAAAAGATAATCTTTCTAAGGAACAGATAGAATATCTGCAAAAGCAGCAAACAGAATATAAATTAGTCAATAGGATTAAGAAGAATCCGGGACATATCTTGTTCTCTTTTAATCGAAAAACAGGGGAAATCAAGAGAGCTTATATTATACCCAAGATTGTTATTGGTTTTAATGGGCTTCCTGTAACCAAAACTGAAACGGTTATAGAACCAGATTGCTATTACGACCAAGCCTTGAATGAAAAGAATTTTAGAAAGAAGTTGAAGAGAATTGGATTGTTAAGTGTTTAAACGATTTGAAAACAAGTAACTATGGGATTTACAACACCAGCGTTTATACGTAAAAACACACCGGAACTTAGGAAGAAACTGGCTGTATTAGGGTATAAATATGATTATAGAGCAGATTTTTGTCATGACATAATATATGTAGATGCGGAACGTAATGAGTTTTTTCCAACGTTTTCATCTAATATTACAGATGATGAAATCGCAATAGATTGTGGTGCCAACGAGGAGCTTTTCTTGTCTATCGCTTCACTCAGGGATGATACAGACAAGTATCAATGGTTTATAATGGATGTAGAAATATATGTTTATATTCCTAAAGGTACTTGGTTTCAATCTACAGATCGTAACGGAGGAAGGCATGTTGGAACTCAGATAGAATCACTTTATTGTCACAAGGCTACCGTAGAAGAGCTAATCGAACACTTTAATAAAAGTTAATTATGACCGAAGAACTTATAACATTAGAGACGGCGAAGCTGCTGAAAGAGAAAAGCTTCCAGCAAAGAAAATATCTTATAAATGTTTCTACTTTGCATCATTGTTATAAATACTTATCTGTTCCACCTCAATCCGTTGCACAAAAGTGGCTTCGTGAAACCAAGAACTTGCATATTGAAATATACCGTAATGCTTGTGGTTATGGATATATCATTGTAAAAGCCAATAACGGCACATGGATGAAAGCCGATGGTTCCAAAGGCCCTAATGATGGTGGGAAGTGGGACGCCTACGAAGAAGCACTCGAAGCCGGGATTTTTGAAGCATTAAAACTTATATGATTATGGATAAGATAGGATTAAATATAGGCACTATGAATAAATGTTGTATTAATTGCAAGTATTCAAAGGAAGCGTTTTACGATCTATTTGTAAGGTGTGTATATCATCGCTTTTATCCTTTTAAACAATTTGTATGCAATAATTATGAATAGAAACGAATACCGGGAGCGCTGCAAACATTACAGCCCGTACAGTGGGCAGTGCTATAAGAAGTCGTTCATATCGGGAATAGCAAACAATGTGCATGTGAACATGAGATGTGACGGGAAATGTCCCCGTATGAGGAATTATGATAAGAGAAACGGAATATTTGATAAAGAAAATTAATATCGATACTACAAGTAACCTAAAACTCGAATTTAAATATGAATGAATTGCATATTTCTCCGGAACGTCATAACAGAAACCTTGTTACCGGAAGATTTTTAAAGGGTTGTACTCCCCACAACAAGGGAAAGAAATGGGATGATTACAACGTCCCCTTGCATAAGAGGGAAAGGATATTTAAAGGATTAGCATCAGGAAGAACGGGAAACCCTAATATAGCGGGCTGCAGAGCAAAGGAAGTAGTAGCCATAAGGAACGGACAGTTACAGTGTGTTTTCCAATCCTCTAACGATGCGGAACGAAAGACTGGCATTTGCGCCCGTAATATCAGACATTGTTGCTCCGGAAAGCGTAAACACGCTGGCGGCTATCAATGGTTTTGGGAGAACGATAATAGTTGGTGTGAATTAGTTAACAAAATGCATGAGTAAACTTTATAAATTAACCCTCTTTGGGAATACGGTCTTTGTCGGATGGTTTTCCCATTCTTCCCATTGGTATAATAAATTAGGCATAATAAGATGAGAAAAACAGAAAGAGAACTTAAGCGCAGGAAACAAGCATTACCAAAGGATAAATTAAAAGTAGACCCGACCCTAAACGGTGATGCGGATCTGCTTGTAGAACAACACAAAGAAGTGGAAAGAAAGCTGTTCCCGCTGCGGCTTAGTAAGAATACTGTTATCTATGTCACAAAAGACAAACAGAATGAAGCATACGCGGAAAGGGCACGCAGAAGAATGGACATAACAGAACCAAAGAAACCGTTTGTTGACCCTCTTTCACAGGAGAACATTACAAAGATGTACAAGGAGGACGGCATATCTCCCCGTAGAATGGCCGAAATATTGAATGTAAGCGTCAGGACGGTGTATCTAAGATTAGCCAAATACGGGCTTACAAAAGTGAAATGCAGATAATTAAAACTTGTAATTATGAAAGATATTAAAAGAAAATACAGTTTCTCTGATATAGAGTTTAAGCCTTACTTTACAGAGGAAGAGGTAAATTTTATCAAAAAGATGAAATTGATGAAAGATGTTGATAAGTACATGCAAGGAGTGGTTGAGTTTGAGAATGGTTATGGCGTCAGTGTACTTTTAGGACAGCTGTTTTATTCAGACGGAAAAGACACATACGAGGTGGCCGTTACCTATGACGGCCATATAATCAACCGAGATAACGAGCAGTGGGTAGAATGCTTTTTGGACCGCTATGAAGTTGAGAAGCTGATGAACAATGTTGCCGGGCTTAACCCTATTGTCGTTGATTCGTTCGACAAAGGCGATTACTTGGTGTATAATTTTGATAAATATCATATGTATATAGTCAGTCCGGGAAGAGAAAACATTCATTTGTTTGGTTCTTTTTACGAAACAAGAAAAGCCACATACGAAGAAAGAGAGAAGATATTCGAGAGATTGAGAGAATCATTAATTTTTTAAACAAAAGCAATGGAAGATAATACATTAGACCAAAACCTTTATACCACCGCAATGAAAGAAGCGCTAAAGGTGGAGTTCTTGGAAAGCAACGAAGAGATTAAACTATATGCCGCCTCGCTGTATAATGCGATGATATGGGGTAGAAATCATACGGTTAAAGTAAAATATTAAGTTTTTCATTTGGCGTTATAGAAAAAGGACGTATATTTGCAGCGTTCAACTTTTATCCAAAGGCAAGCGGAAGCCTGCCATATGCAGGCGTTTTTTATGCTTGCGAGTTTGACGCTACAATATAGTGGCTGCCACCCCCATAGGTATAGTTAATGCTATATCTGCCTTTGGATAGGTTGAACAATGGGACAGGGCAGCCTTTTTCTTTGCCCTTCCGAAAAGCCGGATATGGGCAGGCTACCAGCCCTATAATGCCAATAAAGTTCAATAAATCTATGGCAGAAATTAACAATTTGGGAGAACTGCTCCCTATCAGTGAAAACAACGGGAAAAAAGCCGTTAACGCACGTTACTTACATTCTTTTCTTGAAAGTAAACAAGAATTTGCTAATTGGATAAAAGGGCGTATTAATAAATACGACTTTGTAGAAGGAAAAGATTTTGAAACGCTCTATTTTGACTATCAAGGTAACTTATTGAATATCAGACATGATAATTTTATCAAGTCTGAAAATCAGCAAGTTAGCAAAATAGAATATGCACTATCTATCGGCATGGCAAAAGAGCTTTCAATGCTCGAGAATAATGAACGAGGCAAACAAGCCCGAAAGTATTTTATAGCATGCGAGGAAAACAAGCGTGAACTTTCCCGTAAGGAACTTCTTTTAATGGCTCTTCAAGCGGAAGAAGACAAGGAACGTTTAGCTTTGGAGAATGAAAAACAGCAGAAACAGATAGAAAGACTTAAGCCCAAAGCCGACTTCGCCGAAGCCGCTTTCAAAGCAGAGGGCAAAGTAGACATAGGTCAAGCCGCAAAGATTCTCAACCTCGGCTTTGGGAGAAACACCCTTTTCAAGAAGCTACGTGAAGTTGGCGTATTCTTTGCAAATCGTAATGAACCTAAGCAGAAATACATTGATGCAGGCTACTTTGAAATGACAGAAAAGCCTATATCAAGAAAAAATCATCCTGGATTTATTGTAATGGTTGTGACATGTACTCAAAAGGGATTAGCATACATCAATCACCTGTTTGGCGGCAATCCCTCAGACGGGAAATTAGCAAGAATAAGATAAACTAATATTATTTTGGGTAGGCGTAATCAGTCTGCCCGCTTAAAACCTAAAACAAATATTCATCATGGAAAGAAATACAATATCCGCTAAAAAGCAATATGACGTCAGCGCAATGGGCGAATTTTTTAGAGACATTATAGCTCCTGAAGAGCTTAGAAAGGAACTCGTAGAACTGGCGTTTGATTACGCGCAATACGTAGATGAAGATAACACAGATTTGTTTAAAAACAACATGAGCACCATATACATACTGTATAGGGCACTGGAGGATGTGAAAGAATTAGAGACACAGGGTTAACAGCATAGCCAGTTTTACCGCAACAATAAGCGGTATAGCATTGCAAATAACATCCTCGGCTATCTTTAGAGCACGTTCCATTGCATCATAGCAAGCAGTCGGCAGAACATCCAGTGCGGTAAGTCTTCCGACTGCTTAATCAATATGTCTAATTGTTCATTCATAGCTATATTTTAGGCACATGTAAGACCAAATTTTATTATCTCCCGGCATCCAATCTTCATCAGCAAAGAAAAATAGATAGCCGATTTTTAGAATATCAGCATCTTCAAACTTCTTACAAAAATCGGAGTAGGCTAAATTGAATGCCACAAACCTGTCCCAAATCGTCGTACCGCTCGGGAATGTCATTTCTTTGGTAGCTTCCTCTATCTGATCTACCGTCCAATATCCACCCTTGTGTTCGTTGCCTTCCTTGTCTGTGTACTCCATATCGGCAACATCGTGCATGGCAAACTCCTCGTTGTAATGGCATCCGCTCATGGCACCGTACAGCTTCCTTAACGCCAGCCAATACTTTTTAGGCTCTTTCTCTTTCATCGGCTCCAGCACATCCGAAAGGATGCGGGTGCTCTCTATCATTACAGCTTCACCCTTGCCTTTGCCGTACTTTTCTATCAATTCATAAATAGTCATAATCTTTTCCCTTTCTTTTAATTAGTAGCATGTTTCTTATCTGAATATCCTGCTTGCACCTCTTAGCAACACCTCAAAAATGGCGTCTCCGGTAAGGTTTGCCCCTACCTCCCGCCAAAAATTGGGCTTGCTTTGCTTTCTGATTATTTGAAGCAGCAGGTCCTGCTGGCGAAGGTGATGTTCGTTGTTCTTTTCAATGTCCTTTTGTAAGAGTAAAAGAGCTTTGACACCGTCGTCCTTGCAGTTACCTATACACTCGTTGAGGTATTTGTCCATGCAATACTTCATAATCTTCTTGTTGCCCATATTGTTATTTCTTTCCGCATGACGGGCATTTAACCGTCTTTGCGGGCTTTGGTTTTACAATTACAAATCTTCCCATAACCGATCGTATTTTTTGTTTATATAAGCCAAAAGCAAATCAATCCATAGTGCGGCCAAAGCGCACAGAAAAGAAACAAGGATGCAACGAATAACCGGACCTCCGCATGCAATGCTGTAAGCCAGCGTGAGCCAAAAACTGATACACTTGCTGCATTTCAGCTTCCCTGATAAGCGTCCTATCTTCTCCGGGTTTACCGGAACAAGTCTTTTCAAAATGCCTGCTATGGCATTGAAAAGTCCCAAATAGATGAACAGGCATACGGAAACGGTTATTATCATTGCATCCCCAATCATACACTACTTGTTTTTGGATGATTTGGTTTCGTTTGCTAAGCTTTCATCTTCACCAAGCAATGCAGCTACGGCAGGCGCAGGAGCAGGGCTTGTGACAGTCAGGCCGAACTCTATTTCCACCGCATTTGTTTTCGTGCAGCAGTCTTGTACGTTGGTAGGACTTACCAGCACATTAGGCGTAACGGTAAGCGTTGCCGATGTAGGTACTGTGGTTGAATAGAACGGTACGGTAATTGAAGTGAACACTGTATCCGTCTGCGGGCATACGTCACAATTGTTGCATCCGCATACGTATGGCAGATAACTTACCGAACCTACCAATTGGATAGACAGCGAATAAAGGTTTCCGCCTAAAGAATCAATAGACTTTAAAACGGCCCTCATGGTCCCGCTCAAAGGATATTGGGCGGTGATACAGATGTTCCGGTTACGACACAGATAATGAATCAGGTCAATGTAATACATTATTGGGGATGGTGTCGTAGTCCCTGTGGCTACGGGGACAAGCTCCAATACGGAGGTTTGTCCCGATTTGTTTTTACAACAGCTCATAATGAATCGTTTTTTTATTAATATTATTCAGCAACGGGTTCCTCTGCTGATTGAGGGTATTTCTTTGGAGCCGGCACCCGGCTCTTCATCTCTTTTACAGAATCAGGCGTTCCTACACCCAGCAGCACATCGAGTTTTGCTTCAATGTTTATCAGCCGTTGTTCCGTAGCTATCAGGAACTTATTGTTTGATACTGCTATCTCGTAAATGGCTTGTATGTATTCGTTCATATTGTTTTGTTATTTAAAATATTTGATGATTTGATTTTTTACAAACAGGTTGTCTTTCCATTTAGGAACGCATTCTGTTAGCTTTTGGGCTGTCACCGCTCTTCCCTCGGTAGCATGTTCGTTTACAAAGTTCTGCAATGCCTTTGAGGCTGCATCCGCTTCTTCCTGCGTATCGGCATATACTTTAAAATTTATCTCAAATCCTTTCATAGTGCATTTATTTTAATTACAACGGAGGCAGAGGCGGTGATACTGGAGCAGCACCCGAAGGCGGCATTCCACCTCCTTTTTTCAGGCTTTTCAAAAACTCTATGCCTTGCATGATGTCGTTTTGATTTTCTTTCACCCAGCCGAATATCGTTCCGGCGGTATCCCTTACCTGTTGCATGGTTGTGGGAGGAACAACATCAAACGTAGGCAGTTCTTCCATATCCTTAGCGAGAAAATCATACAGCTTCTCCGCTTCCTCTACGTTTCCTTTGGCTATCATCAGAGTTTGCATTTTCAGTGCAACCTTACTGGTAGGCTTTATCATTTTCAGCATTTCCATATTGTATTTTTTCTTTCTCCAAAACATAAGTAGCAATGTTTTTTGTAAAAAGGGAAAGGCTTAGTGCGCCCTTCCCCGATACCGAAATGCAATTAGCCGTTGCAAGGACATCCGCAAGGCTGCGGTGCGCTGTACAATGCTACGGGCTGCGGACACATTTGTGAGCGACCAGTCAAACGGTCAGCCACAATCTGTGCTTCTGCCTGTGCGTATGCGCTTGCTCCTGCTCCCGCCAAAGCGTTAGCCGTAGCGCCTGTCTGAACATTTACGTAGTCAATCATGCGAGGTTGCTGATTTACACGTTCTGCGCGTTCTGCAATAGCCAGTTGAGCCAGTCGGTCAATGTCTCTTTGGTTAGCTTTGCTTCCCTGTGCGGCATAAACACCACCGAAAATCCAAGCTCCGATACCAGTCAACAAGGCTGCACTACCGATAGTAATAGCTGCAATTGATGTTCCGCTGGGTCTCTTCGCTGTTTTTTCAGCCACCATGAAGTGTTCGTAGGAACTCATGTCGGTTCCATCGGACATGGCTTTCATTGCCATTAAATCTTCTGCTGTCATAGTCATAAAATATTTATTGTTTCAAGGCAGCCCGATGTAGGCTGCATGACAAAGGACGACAGAATCAATGTGCTATTATAGAAGAAACGAGCGGGTTATGGGCAAGTTCGGAGCTAATTTCGTGCAGGCAGTTTTTTACGCTCCACTTGTTTATCTTTACATCGAAATGGTTTCGTATCCTGTTTACCGACTGACGGGGTATCTTAGTTTGACGGGATATTTCCTCGTCCGTTAAAAACTGCGATAGAAAGTACACCAAAAGATAGCGCGCGTCTACGCATTCTTCTTTTTTACTGTCTATCAGTTCCAATTCTCCAACCCCTGTATGCCTGCATACCGTAGACATCATAATCTGATACAAATCTCCTGTTTTCATATTATTCTGCTTTAAAACATGTAATTATTAAAAACAAAAATCACAACCCGGCGTTATTAAACTCGAAAGCCTCGTAACAACTCGGATTGTGATTGTTGTCTCTTGTGTTCGTTTCGCAGACAGAGAACAAGAGATAGGGGCTTTCTTTCTACTCTAAGCCCCGAAAGAGCGTCAGCTAAAGCCAACTTCTACACTTATTTCTTTTTTATCCTTATGGCAAGCCAAATAACGGCCAATGCAACACATGCAATGTTTAGCATCATGCTCGCACCTCCGTAATTGATTTTAAACCGTTCCCACCATGATAGTTTCCTTTCCACAGGATAAGGCTTTGGCACTTCAATTCTTCTTATCTTTTCAATGAAGTAGGGTATTTTGACCGTCACAGTAGCTTGAGGATAGATTCCTAATGAGTGGTTCAATATCCCCTTGTTCCAAGACGCATAACTATAAGCATACGGGTTATTCAGGAATGATGCAGTATCGGCAACAGACACGCTGTCTTTGTAAGGTATTAGCTTTTCCTGAAACGTTGTATCGTGGTAGACTATACTGTCAAGCACTTTTGTTTCAACAGGCACATAGACCGTCCTCGTTCGGCACGAAGCAAACACGAACACCAGCATCATAGCCAGCAATCCAACAGACGCCCAAAACAATAGATTTCTTAGTTCTTTCATGGCAAATAGTTTATAAGTTACGAAATAGAGGAATCTTCATTTTTCCACTCCCTGCTATTCAGGATGCTACCAAGTTCTCTACTGTTATGTTCGTAAACCGTTAGTTTATCCTCGTCAGTTAACACAGGGGACACGAAGTCATAATGAAGAATAACCTTACTTCCGTTCACACTCTTACGCGCATGCTCAGGTACTACTATTCCCTTTTGCAAACACCATTCTACTGTTACAATTACATATTTCATCCGTTTAATCTTTTAGTCCAAATTTCATTTAACTTTATCTTCTCTTGCTCTATTTCATCAGTAGTGAGAGATTTATCGTAGAGGGCGAAGTAGTAGATAGCACCATGCAAATAACGAGTATCGTTAGGTCTAACATTTCCTAAATGCAATACACTACTGTCTATTCCCGCTCCTTTCAATACGTCAGTTCCATTATAAGATGTGGCCGTTTGATATGATACCGAATCAGATCTTTTCATTGATACGAAAGTTGTATCCCCATACGATCTAATTACATCACGTTTATTATCTCTAAATTCAAAAATGAAAGCGCCGTTTCCATAGGACATACTTTTAGAAGCTAACACCCAATCTGCATCATCTTGTTTATCCCAAATCTGTCTCCTACATATCACTGTATAATCCGTTTGTATCGGTATATTGTCACATACAGCATAATCGTCTACACCATCGAATACAAGAGAGCCTTTACGAGAAGAATTATCTTCTTCATAAAACCCGCTATCAGAAGTAAACGCAAAGTTCTTCAGTACAAGTTCATGCCCCTTGTAACCCTTTATCGAAGCAGGAGGATTATCATTGCTGTATCCTGACATAAACCAAGCGTCAACAAGGGACTTGTGAAACAAACTCCCCGAACCCTTAGCGCTTGCAGAACCGACACCAGGCAGACGTATGGTGTCAATGCCGATGCTCTGAATTGCGACTTTGTTTAGTTCGATATTATTCATTGCCCTATTTTTTTAGCTTCCAACACTTCCGTAAACGATTCAACCGACACATTAACCCCTGCCGGGACATCTACATTGAAAATCAAGTTGGCACTACCGTTGTACGGGCCATAGCCGCCTACGTAGATTGCATCCATGCCGTCAATGTTGGCATAGATATTTAGCGCACCTGCTTCTTGTCTTTTCACCTGTATGGTACAGGGCCCTTCGGATGCGAAAGATGCTACGTACTTGTTTTCCTCGTTTTTGCTGAATGATAAATCTGTTGCTGCCATAATGCTTTTATTTAATTGTTAATAATTATCCTTTGAAATACACGACTTTACCCTTTGTCCCGTCATTACGCATATCAAGATGCACCCACGTAACATCCTGCTCCAGTCTGACAGGATACGGAAGAAGTATTTGGTTTGCCTTAATCCAGTTGCGCACCTCAAGATCCGTCATACCTTTTACATCGAAATCAACTCCCGTACCTTGCATGTGTGCCGATACGTACACTTTCTCAAGCCTTGTTTTTTCTGCAACAAGCTGGCAGACATTGCATCTAAAACCTCGCTGTGTCTGATTACCGCCTACCTGCCAATTATTCACATAGATAGGCTTGCCAAGTTTCTCCCTGATAACAAGCAGTGTTTCCAACAGGCGGTTATCGAAGAACTGCCAAGCGTTATCACCGAACTTCTCGTACACGTGTCGGCATACAAGTTCCTGAATGTCGAAGTAATCTTTAATATTCATTTCTTTTCCTCCTTATCTTTCGTTATTATCTCACTAACATCTTCCTTATCAACATTAAAAACCTTTTTGCAGAATATGCCCAAAGCCTTTAATACATTAAAGTCATACCCTTTAGGCTTTAATATGTTGCTTATAATAGAACAAAATTCTATAAAGCACACAAAGAGACAGGAATATATATCAATGTTCCACTTGTCTCCGGAAGCAATGTTTATCATCACAACCATGCAGACAAAGGCAAAGTAAGTTACCATTTTACCCATAGTACGGCGTATGGCTCCGGAGAAACGTACTTCCTCATTCATTAATAAACTCTTCCTAACTCCAAACGCCAAATCGCAGATAATAACTGCAAATGATACTATCAGCCAAGGTATCATGTGTTCCAATGACCGTACAATAAAGCTGCTTGCTATCATCGCAAATCCACCCGGTATGCTTTGGGTAACAATGTTTTCTTTCATTTTATCGTTATGTTTAAATTTCTTCCTATCTTTGTGTCACGTACAAACTGTAAGCGTAAATTTTATTAATCAGGCAGACTTTAGTTATCAAGATTACTGTTCGTATTGCTCGTCTGCCTTGCCCGCCTTATTCGTGAGAACATGGCGGGTTTTATCCACATACTTTTTCGTTAATCTAATCCATTTCTTTTTCTTGTTTGAAATTATTTATATATTTGTATCATTCATAGTATCAGAACTAACTACTGCATCCCCGTTTGGCTCGTGAGAGTGGAGCGGGGTTATTATTTTGTTTATCATCTCTCTTGATACGGTTTACCAACATTATATTATTCCCATGATTGAGTGTAAAAATTGAAATCCCTTGAAAATATTGTCTGTCTATCCGTATCTCCCTGAACTTCTGCGTATATTGTTATATTCACGAAATCGGTATTATCGCTACCTACACCTCCGCTTGAATCGGTTGGACGAGATATATTCGTCTGTTTAGAACCCGCGTATATGGTAGTAGTCGACCCTCCGAAGTCAAATATGTAGCCGCTTGCTTCTGAATCGTCTACCTCTACGAAAAACTCTACCCGAAGAGTGCCGCTGGTCTCGTTTTTAGGAGAATATCTTATATAATCAATAACATAAGCGTAAGAGTGTCCGTAATTAGGATCAGTTCCGTATCTTTTTTCAAAAACAACAGTAACGTCTGACGGAGAAAGCGTTATGCCCTTGGTTATTATAGAAAGGAATTCCAGTGTAAACTCTTTATATCCAATATTTGATGTAGGACATAAATAGAAAGATTCGGGAAACGTAGGAGTGTCATTCGGTTCGCCTGTAAATCCCTCTGAACACAGCAAGGCAACAACGGCTACTCTCTCGCCTTTTTCCCAATTATTATGTACGGGGACTGTTATTTCAAATTCATTAGAACCGGAACTTTCAAGAGGCTGTGAAACCGTTTTCCATAAAAGATGGTTCCTTGTCAGGTTTTTAATGCCAACGCCTATATACCAATGCTGCCTTGTAGGAAACAGCTCCCTTACTAATACATTATAAGACGGCTGATGCATCCCCTCTGCGGAGCTATCTATGTCTATATAAACCACGCGACTATTGTCGTTGTTGACATAAATATTAGACGGAAAGGAGACCGTAACAGGAGGAATAGCATCAGTGTAATAGCTCTTAAAATCCGAAAGTCTAAAAGGCTGATATTCTCCGCCTGCGGGTAGTTCATACGTCCATATCCGGTTTCCTCCAAAATTAGAGTTTCCTGCTCGGGGTATGTTCAATCCGTAACTTGCGTCTTGGAATTCCCTGTCTGTAAGGTCAAAGTTTTTTGTATATCGAACGGGTTTGCGTTTTGCCCACATGTTGATGTTAGCCCTCGTTTGGAAGAATGTTATCACCTCGTTAGTGACACTTCCCCCCGCAGCGTTCAGTACGTCACGTACATTACCAGCAAGGTTGACATTGGAATCAGGTATAATAGCCATATCATACCTCCTTCCGTATAATGGTGATACCACCAGTAACAGCAATAGACATATCACTGTCACCGTCAATCTCGTAGTCTCCATGTACGACCCTGTCCGCTTCATATAGGCTTTCATCTGCATAACAATTCCAATTAGAGGATTTTACCCCCCCCCGCAAATTACTGATAACCAATAGGTTACCGACAACTAACAAATCAACCTTTACCTTTTTCATGACACAACCCCTTCCTGATTACTGAACCATTACTTCTTGGATTTTGATTATATCATCTACCTTGAAGTCATTGCTGGAGATGAATTTACCGAAAGCATCTTCTGATAGTTTTTCATATTCCAATTCATGCTTTTTTTCCGTTTCTTCTTTCAGGCACTCTTCCATATTCTTGTTAAATTCGTAGAAGAACATGTTGACTTCCTTGCGTTCATCTTCTGTCAAAGTGGTTTTATCACCTTCCTCATTCCATTGCAGGGCTTTCTTCTGCATCTCCTCGAAGTTTTCCCCTTTTAACTTTTCCTGCACGTCCTTCTTAAAATCTTCAAAGTCGGCCGCAATAGGTTTGAACTTTCTTACCGCCTTAATCACAATGAATTTATCCTTATCTTCCATTTTGGTAAGTTTGCTATCATTAAGGAGCTTATATACTGACTTGACGGCGTCTGTTGTAATTTCATTTTTTGATTTTTTATTTTCGCTCATTTTATTATTCTTTTAATGGTTGTACAATTACAATGAAACAGGCTGTGCAGTAGCTATCTTGGCTTTCGTGTCAACAATAAAGGTATTGACGGCCGCGGTAATCTCGCACTGTTCCTGCTTGTCTCCCACGTTATGGTTAATGCTCAGGTTCTCGTTGCCGTAGCTGTTGAAAGTAGCCACCTGTGAGCCGTCTTTCTTCACTGTGCCTGAATTGATATTACCTACAATGCCGTTGTTTATCTCAGCATCCGCTTCAATATCATATACCTTAGATTCGTCTACGGAGTTATTCACTCTTACTGTTGCTCTCACTAACTTTTCATAAGCCACTTTTTCTGTGGCGGTTGTTGATGTACTCATAACTTTTGTTTTTATTGGTTTACTATTCTACTATTTCAATCTCTTCAATCTCAAAGAAGTACGTGTAATATCCTTTGAACTCACAGAACCCTTTTACGCGCTTTTCTTGCATGGTACTATCGTAATCAGTTCCTTTCTTGAATGATTCAATCATTCTTTCAAGAGCATTGTCCGCGTCCTCTGACCTCAAGTAATATTCCCTGTCGTACAGTTCGTCAACACCGATGTCAGGTGCGTGGTATTTGCTTGAAACTAAATATGCTTTCATGCTATTCTATTGTTATCATATTGTCATTTGCATCTACTTGAAGCCCAATAATTTTCATTTGGGAAAGGCCGATTATTCCCAGTATCTCTATCCCGGTCTCACGCTCTATGCTGTTTCTAACGCCTGATATGTCGGTAATGAGGAACTGCGGAATATCTTTCCCGCCAAACCGCACAAGCGTATTGCAGTAATACACATCTTCCATTTCACCGCCAGCGCCAACAAGGGAGCCGGGGTATTTGCGTCCTCTCACGATGTCGAACTTCTTTACCTTGTCCTCAGCAATAAGCCCAACACTCGCACCTGTATCAATAAGGAAGAAGCCTTTCTTTCCGTTTACCTCGGCTTCAATGATAAGCCGCTTGTCTGATAATGATTTGAACTGTTTCATGGTCTATTATTAAGTTAATAATACGTCTTAAAACGAACCGCTTGCTGGCGGTGTGTTGCTTATATTCAATGATTTGGTTATCTCATTTCCTGTATATGAAACATACAAATACCAATAGCCATACACATTCGTCTTGGTAGTGGTGTAGAAATTGTTGTTAGTAAATGAGGTAATCGTTTTTGTCTCACCGGGTGCAATTGATATACTGGTTGAGCCGACATTCCATATTGATACATTCGAGACATTAGTCATGTTGCTTCCACTAAAGGAACATCTAAGGCCTGAAACACTTGTACTAATATTGCCATTGTTCTTGATTACGATACTGGTTAAATATAGCCTGTATCCGTTGCCATAGTCTGCTCTCGCATAGTTGGCGGTAACCACCAACTGTGCTGCCTGCTTAACTATGGTGACTGTCGAGATAGACATTGTAAGCGGAAGACACTTTACCGTTTGATAACCGTTGCCGTCAGGATTTGGAAGCGAACTCGATTCAATGAGGAACGGCATTAACTTATAGGTTCCATAACAGTTCCTATCATTGATAGTAATAGCAGTCTCATGGTCTCCACCCTCTGTATGGGTATGGACTTTTACCTGTTCGATAGCATAGAACGTTCCGTTATCCCCTTTAAGGATTACTCCGAGATAGCAGTTATCTGCTGACAGAATCAATGTTCCGTACGGATCTCTATTGTCAAGATAGGATATGTTCAGCCAATTTGGATGTGAACTCTTTCCCCTCAGATTGACATATACCGCTACCCATGTATTGTTTCCGCCCATTGTTAAGTTTGTTTTGCTGGACGGATATATAGGTGCGGTAGCAGTTCCGTCATAGCCCCTGAAATCATCTAACCTGTAAGGTGAGGAAGCGCCACCAGTTGGCCTATCATACGTGTAGTATGCTGAAAGTTCCGCACTTGTCCTGTCGATGAATGCCTTGCAAGCGCCGAACTCGGTTTGCCATGGTATGTTTCCGATGCCATAGTTTTTAGTCGCCCTCTCTGCATCCGTTAAGTCGAAGTTTTTTGCGTAATTCATAGGCTTATACTTCGCCCATATCCTAATATTAGCAGTATCTGTAAAGAACGTTAAGCAGTCATTGGAAACACTCCCTCCGTTTGCATTAAGCGTATCGCGTATATCCTCTGTTTTAAGGTTTGTACTCGGTAATATATTATACACTGCCATTATGCTGCCCTCCTTTCCAGTTCGATAATACGGTTCATCATTTCTTTATTGCTATCTTTCAGCTCCTTGTTCTCTCTTTCAAGGAATTCTATTCTCGTTTCGTGTCTGCCAAAATCCTCTATCAAAAATCTTTGGAAATGCTTTGCCATAGACAGTACGCATGTAGTTGCAAGCACACCATAACTCATTGTGAAGAAGCCCTCATTGTCTGTGTCTGTCACCTGTGGAAGAAACACGTTCCAATACTGGGCGCTCGTTCCTGCTCTGACCTTGCATTTTTCATCTGTCTTGAAAATGTAATCGAAAAGGTCAGCATTTGCCATTACGTCAAGAGGTACGATGATGCTGTTCAGGACGTTCTTCTTTCTTAAATCGGAGTACATGGTTATTCCGCCATAGGTGAGAAGATTACCCGGGCAAATAGTATTGCCACTTCCATCCAACAGAGTTAAAGTTCTTGTAACTGATGAAAACTCACCTGTGTATTGCCTTACATAGATAGGCTCTGTGCCGTCATCTGCTGTTGCAATCTCTACCCAGCCTTGATTTGACGAGCCGCCGCACCTGATACGGAATAAATCATTATCTGCCATTTGCTGGTATAGCAAATTGCGTTCGTTGCCACCTGACATACCTTGGAAGTAGATAGTTCCAGCTACCCCAATATCTCCATTTACATAAAGCTTATTACCTGGCGATGTAGTGCCTATGCCGACGTTGCCGCCACCCATACACATTGTTATATTTCTTGATGTGTTATATTGGAGGTTTAATTCACTGTTATAATTATTTATCTCACTACCTCTTACGCTATCATTTCCGTTGTTATCTGTCTCAATGCAGATATTAAGAAACTTAGCCCCTCCTGTTACATTGTTTGTGCCGTCAAAAGGCTTACTGAATATATAGCGAGGGGTCTCCAATCTAACGGCCTTGTCGACTATGTAATCATAACCTGTGGTGTTTAATACCCCTTGATTACCTACGGACGTGGTCGGCTCTACATAGACAGGATAATTACTATCACCGCTAATTTCCGTTCTTTCGTAATACACGTTTATACCTCCGCGATAATCAGTGCATACCGTATATTCGCATCCACCGCCTCTTAGATACACAACAAGCGCACCGACAGAATTACCAGCATGTTCAGCTTTTGATATTAGGTTGGCATATGGCTGTCTAACATATTTTGTAACGATATATCCGCTGTTTCCGTCCCAACCATGATAACGTCCTTCGTACATGGCCCACATGGATGAAGTGCCATTACTATGATTTCCCGGATAAGAGGGAGTTCTGCTTCCTAAGTTTTTATATATGCTAATTCTACTGTTCCATGTTTTTGTGCCATCTATTGTAATAACCACCGGATAGTATGTGTTTGCATCTCCTTCGACATTGATTACCTGCTCGTTTCCCCATGTGGTAAAGGCTTCGTTCATGCTTGAGAACATGTCTCGTTTGTTGCCATTATCGAATATCTTATGGCCAAGTCTTGTTAATGTGCCGTCTTTTGCAACATTAAACAAAGCTCCAAGATTTACATTATCCTCATTTAGCACTCTGAATACAGAACCATTATCACCTGCGCCAAATGCTGTAACGCAATCATTTGTTATGGCTAATCCTCCAGTGTCATTAGGCGAGTCATAACCATTAGTCTCTATGTATAGAGCCTTAGCGTTGTTGTATTGGCTAATATCGTGCATCACAATACCGCTAATAGTCTTATCTCTATAACCTATGATATAGGCTGCACCTGAATTAGCAGCAGACCTACCATAAATATCAGAATCATTTGACATTAGCAATGTTCCTGTCATCGTATCCCCTGCCTTGTTGACGTAGCGATTATCCAGTTCGCCTGCGTAGTTGCCTGTGTGGAGAATGGTATTACTATCAATGGCCCAACGGTCACCATAGTAACCAAATTTAGACAGTGAGTTACCCGTCTTATTTCTAACGTCTATGATAGCAAAATTTTCATCATCTAATGATTTAAGAGCTAACATAGTATCGTATGCGGTTGATATATATACAGTAGTTGCAAATTCCTTAATTCCGTATATCTCTTGATATGTATCAATTGTTACCGCATCCGTAATCCCATATCCCCCCAGCGTAGTAGGATGAGATGACAGCTCACCAAACGAATAACTCGGCTTGTTCGGCTGCTTGGCCCAAGAATACACGTCACTTGCCGGCAATGTGGTGGGGTAATTCGGCAATGTAATAAGCTTCGTGGTTTCATCAGGAGAATAGGTTGTTCCGTTAAGTATAATCCCGTCTACCGAACCACCTCCAACACCGCCTATTACGCTTAATACATCACCCTCTTTGGATAATGTAGTATTGTCAATCGGAAGCGCATCAAGAATAGTTGATGCCGTATGACTACCTTGTGCAAACATGGTAAGACTACCTGTCAAAATCAAATCACCGTCTAACTCAACCACTCCGTCAGAATGCTTCTTCACAAGTATATCACCGATATTCAAGCCATTTATAAACGACTTGATACCTGTAATGTCCTGTGCACCCGATTTGGTTACGTAATCGGCTAATAGCCCGGATATGTCGTTTTTGGTGTATGCGTCTGTGATGCCATAGCCCGCAAGGGTGGTAGGCTTATTCTGTATCTCACTGAAATCATAGGTTGGTTTGGTGGCGCCTATCCATGAGGGTTTGTCCGAAACATTCTCCCAATTGGTAGGGAACACTGACGGTTTACCTCCAATTTCATCCCATGAGTAAGAGGGCTTTGTACTACCTATCCAGCTGGGTTTTCCTGATATGTTGCCCCATTCAAGCGAAGTCGGATAATTAGGCAAGGTTATTATTCCGTCCTCATTAGGAGTGTAAGTATTACCGTTAACCACTATACCATTAGCAGTACCCTTTCCACCTGTCGCGACAAGCTTTCCGTCAACCCACTGTATTGTCACACCGTCTATTGGGAGACCTTCGTAGATTGAAGGGACTTGGACATCTGCGCCTGCGTACATGGTTACTCCGTAGGCGGTAATCAACGGTTTGGTTAAGAACAAGTATTCCTTTCCGTTATCGTCAACCCTCTCTTCAAGGTTCCTGTCCCAAACGACTTTGTCAAGCTTCTTTCTATATTGTTTGCTTAGTTCGCTTTGTGATGAAAACTTATTATTTACAGATGTTTCAATCTCGCTAATCTGTCCTTGTATTCTTTCAAGGGTGCTTGCGCTTGGCTCATTATTAAGAGTTACTTCAAATGTCGGTATTAACCCTTCTCCCTCTTTTATAGAGAGAGACTGTATTATCACGTTCTCATGGTCTATCCCCATTTCGGGATCATTCACAGTAAGCCGCTTACCTTCCATTATTTCATTATAGAAGTTAGCGTTTCTTGCCATGAAAATTTCGTCAACGCCTATATTGTAAGAGTAGTTTGTGCTGCTGTATTTGGCAAGATACTCTTTAGCCCTTTCCAATAACCTGTTTTCGGCAGCACGAATATATTCCTGTGGCATGAGTATGTTCAGAAGAACAAACTTGTCCCCGGCTTTCATGTTCCAGTCCTTGTTAGGAACTGTGAAATTATCTGTATCCGCTTCTTCGAGGGTGTTTCTTCCGAGCGTAAGGGTGTAGCTGCCGTCCGAAGCCTTAACTATTTTGGCAATAGCGAAGGCATACCCTTGCAATGCACCGCTCTTCATGGAAAGCTGCGCTTCTGGCATATAGCTTTCGTTTAAGTCAAATCCCAAGTCATAAAGCTGTACCGTAAAAGTGGGTTGCGTTTCACTTGTTATTGCGTCAACACTCTTTATCTCGTCAATAGCCTGTCCGGCAGAGTTCTTCATCCCCGTAATAGAGGGATAAATATCGTCATAGGTTATCACGCCTTCGCGAATCCCATATTTGGCGATAGCCTCGTTTGACGCCAGCACAAAGTCGGTAACTCCGTCAGTCTTAAAACTTGGCAGCATAAGACGAAGAGGAGATAAGGCGTAGTTGGCGGGGAGAATACTGTCAGTCCATTCAGGCTTTTTCGGATAACTGTAATCAAGGTTTCTTGTGCCACCATAGGCTCGTAACTTAGTTACAATCCCTGTGTCCGCATCAGATATTCGTTCAATCTCATATAACCCCTTACCTTTGCCGTATTCAAAAACATTATTCACTACCGGTTCCGCACCGCCAATGGTAACGCTTCTTCCTTTTACGAAATAATTCAGCTTGTATTCTGTGTTTACAAGAGAAAGAGCGCTCCAGCAGTTTTGGTTACTCATGGAGATGTTCTTTTCCTCGCTGTCTACGCCATCTGCAAGGGTTATGCTCCATATATCTTTCCCGTACATGGCGTCCAAGCATGCCTGTATTCTTTCTGCAAGATACTTGACCGTTCCGGTAAACTCAACAACTAAAGGAGTAGGGTAGACTATTCCGTTGTCGCTGGGAACAATATTACGCATCATGCACCTTTCAAGTTCGTATTTCAGAGAAACGAAATTAAGGTCATAACTATATTGATGCTTTGATATTTTCTTTACCGTAGGAAGAAGTTCCAGTTCAAACCGCTCTCCTCTATAATCTATGTAATCAAATATTTCGAAGTTGATTTTGACATCAGATATAAAAGTTGATGTGCACGCGCGTTCCGCCATGAAAACCCCGGTGTACTCCAGCTTATCCAGTACACATCTGACTGTTTGTCCGTCCTTGCTATATACCGTAAACCGTCCCATTAGATCGAAAGTGTTATTTGGGTTTGAGGGTCAGTAACCCGGAATGTAACACTGAATGTCAACACATCTCCCTCGTCAGTCTTGCGAACGAAAAGATCCGGTTCTACGGATTTGTAGTAGACACCCTGCCTGCCTATCTTGGTGTAGGTGTCGTAAACCTTAAGCTCTGCACCGGAATTGTCTTTGCCGGAAAGGTAATCCAAAAAGCCAATCACCTTTTCATTGGCTGTATCCATTTCTCCCTTGTATGCAAATTCCACGTCAAGTTCATAGGCTTGCATGTAAAGTCTATCAGGGATAAATGTATCCTCTCCGTCCTCGTCTTTCCAGTCTCTCTTCGGCAATTCTTTAGTTTCTCCGTAAACAGCAAACGGAAAGTCCTTGCACACAACTCCCCATTGGGACTTTGTATCAATAACAGGACTTCCCGGCTTACTCTTTTGAAAATAGATACTGTAAAGCTTTGCCATGTGTTATCTTGAGTTTGTGTTGTAAAAAAACAAAAAGAGCCAACTAACGGGAATACCGTTAATCAGCTCTTTGGCTTGTTCAATGTTGATGCAAATATATAGAATATATTCTAAATAATCAATACAAAAACATAGAAAATAGATGATTTTTATCGTTTCTGCTTATGATTAATAGCCAATACTATCCGGCCATATAAATTTCATTTGCCCGGAGTAACTATTTTCATGTATGGATTTATCATGCGTTTCCCTTTCAGCGTCTTTTCAAGCTCATCTATTCTTTCGTGTGCCATCTGTAAATCTTCGGACAGGCGCAATAATTGTCTCGCAAGGGAAACATTCTCTTTCTGCAATTCGTATATTTTTTCTTCCATGATGAAATATTTGTTTAGATATTAATAATAGGGTATAGTTATGGCTATCGGGCATTTGAACCGACTGCTAATTTATTAAATAGCGCGATTAGTATTTCCTCATGCAGCTTACGAATAAGGCTATAATAGATATAATAATACCTATGACGGAAAGTATTAAATTCCAATTAACAGGATTATGCAAGTTTGGATTAACGGCAAGGTAATGCTTTCCCTCTTCGGTGAGTTTGACACTCCACACTTGACCGCCAACCAAATAAGAAGCCTTTACTAACCCTTTTCTTTCAATGGAGCGAACGGATGCGGCAAATACATGCTTCGGATATGTAACAGGACATTCTCCGCCAAATTCCGAAACGATCCTAAATGCTTGCTTTTCCTCCTTTGTAAGTCTTATTCGCTCCATAACCTACTCGTTTTCTGCAAATTTACTAAATACTACGCAAATATGTGTTGTTGTGCTATACTATTTTATAGGCGAAATCTTTCTGTCAGAAGGTTTCCCACCGAACAACTGATTGATATAAGCAAGTCCTTTGGGCTTACAAAGTACCTTTTGATATAATATGTCGGGGTGGCTGTCTCTGTGTATAGGCGGTAACAGCGTCATTTCAAAATACCCGGCGTCAATGTACTTTTGTTTCGGTTCGTTCCTGTCTTTAAAGAATACGCCCACTTCCTTTAGCTTTTTAAAAAGGGTGTTTCTCCCAAAACCGAGGTTGAGAATCTTTGCGGCTTGGCCTATGTCTACTTTGCCCTCTGCTTTGAAAGCGGCTTCGGCAAAGTCGGCTTTGGGTTTTAGTTTGGCGTTCTTCTCTTCAAGCTGCTTCTTTTCTTGTTCTAATCTCGCCTTTTCCTCACGCTCATTTTTTAACTGTGTGGCAAGGCTGATAACAAGATCGGGGTTGTTTATCATCTGCTCCAAAGTTGGCTGCGTGGCGGTCATGCCGTACCGCATCAGCTCATCAAGTTTTTCAGTACACCACAACTTTAAATCAATGTCTAACCATTGGCAGAAATCAACTACTATTAATCTATGCATCCAAGTACCGGGAGCCATTCCACCTCTTTCTGTTCTAACTAATTGATTTTCAGCAATACCATATTTTCTTGTAATGGCACTAATTAATTGATTTGTAGCAGGTAAGGATAGATAATCATTAGGACGCTTCCCGTATATTTTAGCAAGCTGTGTGGCGTTAACCATAACATCATCTTTGATGTCAAAAAGTACCTCGTTTCCATTATAAGAGAAAGTCTTGCTCGTCTCGTGAGCGGACGCAATTTGTACGGTACTATTATTCCCGTTCAAATAGATTTCATTTGGTTGTCGCATGAAATGAAATTATTTGTTTATAAAAAAGGAGAAGTACACCCTAAGTCTGCGACAACCTCTTTACTGCTATGCGGCAAATAAAGACACGAGTGTAACTTCTCCATTATATTATTAAAAAAAATATCCGTATGGATATAAAAAATCCACATAGCTGTTATGTAAATAAAGTTGTCGCATCGCAAAGATAGATATAATCTTTGAAAGCGCAAACTTCTTATTAGAAAATCAATTTCTTTCATGTATTTTCTATGTTTTTGTGCAAATATATAGAAAATAGATGATTTTTCTCAAGTGATGCGGATAATAAAAGGGTGGATGTGTTTTATAACATACTGTATATTACAACAACGTGGGTTAATTATGACGACCTTTGTTAAACAAAATATTAGAACATGAGTATTTCCAATTTATTTAAGAAGAAGGAATTAAGGGAAATTCAAGAACTGAATACCTCTATTTTGGATCTGCAAGGAAAACTGCAATCTAAAGAATGGGACTATGATAGGCTCCAAGAGAGGATGCAATCTAAAGAAAATGAATGCGAACAACTTAGAAATGAAATTTGCTTATTTAATAAAAAAAAAGATTTATTCTCCAACTATGAAAAATTTGCAAATATAGAAGCTGAAAAAAATAAATTATTATCTGATATACAAAATAATAAAGAACTATTTCTAAATATAGAAGGCGAGATAGAAAAACTTAAAGAAGAAAGCGCCCTGCTGTCGAATGAGATATCTACAAAAAGAGCAGAAATATTACAACTGAACGATGTAATACTTTTACAAGAATTTGGATTGTATGAACCTGTATATGATTTTGCAACATCAGATAAATATAAAGAAAGACTTGAATCCGTAAGGGAAGAGCAAAAAGATTGTATCCGTAATGGGAATGCTGCATTATGTAGTAAGGAATGGGCCATTAATGGAAGCTATTCCAAAGGGATCGTCTTAATAAAAAAGAATATTAAGCAAATCGTTAGAAGTTTTAATAACGAATGCGATGTGCTTATTAGCAAAGTTAAGTTTAATAATGCGGAAGCATATATTCACAAGATCGTGAAATCATACGATGATTTAAACAAGTTGCATGAGCCAATGAGCATACACATTACGCAATCATATTTAAATTTAAAAATAAAAGAATTAAGGCTTGCTTATGAATATGCCATGAAAAAACAAGCAGAAAGAGATGAGCAACGTGCTATAAGGGAGAGAATGAGGGAGGAGGCCAAACTCATGGAGGAAATAGAGATACGCAGAAAGGAAGTTGCTAAAGAATTGTCGCATTATAATAAACAGGCTATACAAGTGGAGGAATTATTGTTAAGGGCACCGGAAGAGGATAAGCAGCATTTAATCGAAAGAAAAGCGTTTATTACTGATAGATTGAATGAATTAGACCGAGAAATTAAAGAAATGGATTACAGAGAAGCAAACAAAAAGGCTGGGTATGTATATGTGATTTCTAATATTGGTTCGTTTGGAGAGAATGTATATAAGATAGGTATGACCCGTAGACTTGAACCTATGGATAGAGTTGATGAACTTGGTAGTGCATCTGTTCCTTTTAAATTTGATGTGCACGCTATGATATTCTCAGAGGATGCGCCAAAATTAGAATCTGCGCTTCATCGCGCTTTTGAATCTAAAAAGGTGAATATGGTGAATAATAGGAAAGAGTTTTTCAAAGTCTCTTTGGAAGAGATAGAGAAAGTAGTAAGGGAAAATTTTGAAAAAGCTGTGGAATTTATTCAAATGCCTAATGCCGAGCAATATAGAGAGACTTTAAAAATAACATCATTAGATAAAAACAATTAATTATGCATTTAGGTTTTATACTTTTGACAATAATTTTAGTTATAATAGTATGGAATACTAACCCGGCATTGGTTATTATATCCGCTGTGATAGGAGTTACGTTTGCGATTGCAAAAACAAAAGGAAGTAATATTAATGAAGATAAAAAAAAATCAATAGGAAATGATGACGGTTTTCAGCCGCAAGCGGGTTCGTTTCCAAAATACGAAAAAGAGGAAAAGTATGACGAAGAATTATATGATACAATTGAAGTAATCGAAGAGAAGCCGCAAAAAAATATCGAGGAAGCAAAACAAGAAAGCATTTATTTGGAAGAAGAATATGAGCCCAGATACAAGCACTGTAATAGTTTGACTTCAAATATAGATAATATAGACTTAGAGGCGTGGGATGGTCTTTCTTTTTCAATGGATGAAATTTGTGGGACATGGAAATTTAAAGACGTAAAACCGATCCGAACCGTTGTCATAAATTCTAATATGACATATTCAGACTCCACAGTAACAAAGAAAAAGAGTTACCCTTTTATTATAGATGGAAACCATATATGTTTTTATGGAGATGATGGCAAGTTATTATCATCATGGAATATCATAGAGCTGTCGAAAGGCAATATTCTGCATGTTATCTTAAAACATTATTTTTCAGGAGATATGTTTAAATCTTTAAATCGGCCATTTGATATGTATTTAGAGAAAGTGGGAGATAGCCTTGTATAATATGAATTCGATTATCACAGCCTCAGGTCAATCGGAATTTTCTCTGCTTTTCTTGCCTTACATATTTTCGTTCTATCTTTCTTATATTTGCATATCAAATAGCGCTATAATGAGTAATTGGAGCGAAAAACAAGAAGCGAAGAAAGAGGGCAAGGAAAAGGATAAGGTAAGGCGTGAAAAACTTGCAGGATTCTTTTTTAATTTGGCGCAAGTTTCTTTCACTGTATTATCTTTGGGATTGGCAATAACCCTTGTGAAAGAAGAACTTTATGATAACATTTTATTAATTGTTCTTGTTTCTATGGGAATTATACTTACGGTATTATTTGCAAAAATAGGTAATAACATTTTAAGATAAATATTATGGTTGCATTATATGGGTTTGGGCTTATAACAGTAATAACTGTTGCCTTTTGGATTTATACAGAAACTCCCTCCGGTAAAAAGTGGATAAAAGGGTTGTGATAATATGGATGGATTGACAATATTATTTATATTTACGAGTATAATAGGGGGAGGTTTTGCACTTTGGCTTAAAACCAAGTCCGGCAAGAAGTGGCTTGCAAGTTTATAATTGACTATTATTTAGAGAAAATAATAAAGCCAGACACTACATCTGGCTTTCTCTTTGCAATACATCTCCCTCGGTTTCTACTACACAGTCCTCTCCATGAATATATACATATACAGAGGCTATTCCTCTTTGAATTACGTTTACCTTTGCCCGGTCATACACATTAATGAATATCTTGCAATATTGAGAACAGTCAATAGTCACTTCGCTATCATGACGTACATACAAATCACATATAGAGAAACCGTCAAATAGGAGAGTACCTTTACAGCTTCCGTTCAGTACGGCTGTGTGGCTCATATTTCGATTTTGTACATCTTCATCAACAAAAATGTTGTTTCTGTGAAGAATATCCTTATCGAAGTTTTCCTTTATGAAAGTATTGGTAGGGTACCCTTTGTCTATACAGAAATCAATCCCATGCAAATACTTGTCAATTAAGGCTTGTTGATCGGGAGAACCCCATTGTTCCGTCCATTCCGTACATAATCCCAGCGATACCGCTTGGTTGAGTAATGTTCTGCTTAAATCCTTGTCGTTCATAATTTTATATATTAATCTTTCGTTTTCCTTTGTCTATAACCATACCCACTAATCCCATAAACTCCTTTAACACAGCCAAGTTGGCTTCTGTGTTTTGAGCACTTCTTAGCGTATTGTTAGCTATCGCTCTTAATTGCGTTAGTTGCTGTTCTGCGAGAATATTGTACTTTGGGAAAATTTCATTTCCTAATTTTTCAAGAAGAGCACGTTTTACACTTACATCCTGTCGGATGCTATTGAGATAGGAGTTGGTTCTGTTCATAGTGTCCTCACTGGCTTGGATGCCCGTTTTTGACATTCCGGATGTGGAAGATTCCCCGGTAGCTGTAAGCGCTCCTCCGGTAGCTTTATCAAAGGCTTCAAGGAAAGATTGCGAGGCATCTATCATGGCTTTCCCCTCATTGTCGAAAAAGTCTTTTATAGCCCCTGCTGCAACAGCGCCATTGTCTTGAATATCTGTAAACTCCTTAAACAGGCCTTTTTCTCCGAAAAGTTTATCCTGTAACTTTTCAAACATGGGCTGTATTACCAAGTTCTTTAATATGTTGTTGGCAACACTTCGCATGATGTTGTTCACTACGTTGTCAAAAGCCTGCGCTGCATCTTCTCCGTTGGCAAAGGCTTCCGTTAGCGCATCGCTTATCTGACTTGCCCAATCCTGAAAATCTATTCCGTACAAATCTTTGGTGAGATCTTCCACGAAATAGGCGATTTGCTCGTTCAGTTCCGCAAGCTGGTTCTTATAGTCTTGTATCTTTCCTGCATCAGATTTCTTTTTCCCTTCTTCGTTTCTTAATTGTCCCTCTATCTCTGCACGTTGAGAAACAAGTCCCACGTATTGGGCCTGATATTGTTTAAGGACGCTGTTATCAAGTTCCTTTCCCACACCAACCTTTTCCAATGCCTCCAGCGCTTCCTTGTCTACACCTATTTTAAAGTTTAATCCCATAAAACGCTGCATCCCGGCTGGGAGGCTCTCCATTGATTTTATCCGTTTTTTTAATTCTTCCACATAGTCCAAACCCTCGTCCTTTAATACTCGGAATTGCATTTTATAGCTTTCGGTAAGCGAACTCCCGGCGCGTTTAACTTGTTCTTCCAACTGTTCATATAGCAATATGGCACGCTCTATGCTTTCATCTCCACCAAGCGATCTATCTATGGATTTTCCTAATTGATCGTAGGCGGACTTTAATTCCTCAACTCTTTGTTTGCTACGCTGGATACTTCTTTCAAGTCTTTTGTCATGTAGTTGCGCAATGCCGGAAATAAGGCTTAACGCTGCACCTGCTGCTGCTCCCCAAGGACCTGCTGATGCCCCGAATAAAGAAGTCGCCATTCCCATGCCTTGCGATGCTCCTTGCATCCCTCCTCCCAAAATTCCAGCAGCATCTGAAAGGCCTGTTCCCAGTCCAAGATTTTCAAACACTCCTCCTAAGAAATCCGCAGCTCCTGCAAGCGCATCAAACTTACCGATTACGCCTTGTATGGCCTTTGACTGGTCGGAATAAGCCGAACTCAAATCATTTTCCGCTGCGTCTATTTCTGCCTTAGAAGCTCCGCTGCTCTTCAATGCTTCCAGCCTGTTTTTAGCCTCCTTAATGCTGCTAAAAGAGGCCTCCAACGCCTTGAACGGACTTCGTTCTGCAAATTCTCCACGAAGCTTACGCAACGCCTCTACCAATTCTTTGGTATCTTCGATTGATAATCCTTGCTTTTGGGAAAATTCCTCTACCTTAGAAATCATGTCGTCTAACGTAGATGTAGATACCCGGTCAAGGTCATCAAAGATACGCACCCAGTCACTGCTTTCCTTGAATTGATCGAATAGCACAGACGATGTATCTTCTTGCGCCAGCTTGTTTACTTCTTTTACAAGGGTGTCGGCCTCTTTGCTGCCTATGCTTTCCCTGTTTTTCTCTATATCTGCAATGCTCTTTTGGCGGTTACGTTCAATATCTTCTATCTTTTGGGAATAGTCTTTATAATCTTCTATCATGCCTGAAAGGTTTTCAATGCTTTCAGACCGCATTTTCTTGCCCTCCTCGCTTATTGCTTGATACAGCTTTAAAATCTGTCCTTCTCCGAATTGCTTCTTTACGTCATCCTCTTTCATGGCAAGGACATCAGTAATGGAAAGCTTGCTTCCTGTCTTTTTTAGGGCATCTCCAAGCTGATTGCGGAAATCTTCAACAATGCTTTCAAATGATATGTTTTCACCGAAAGCAATGTTCATGGAAAGTGCTTTGTTTCCGGTCGCTTCAAATAGCTTTTTATACAAGTCCCATTTCTCTCCGGCTTGAGAGACATATTTCTCTATTTCCTTTAAGGCGTTATCGGCTTCTTTTTTTGCGTTTTCAATCTGCTCTTTGTCTATCTTAACGCCAAGAGAAACATATAAATCTTTTTGCTTCTCCTTGCTTTGATCCAGCTGGTTTTGGATATACTTGTACGCCTTACTCGGATCGCTCAAGTCTAAATTTACCCCCTTGCTATCAAATACGGGTGCAAATTCGGGTATATTCTTTACTCTTTGGGATGCCGATTCTTCCCCCTCTATTTTTCTCCATTTCTCGTAGCTGGATATAGCTTTTTCTATGAGGTCGGAACGATTCTTCCATTGCTCGGCAATAGGGTCTTTGGCTGTATCTGTTGATTTTTCTCTTCCGCCTAACGTTTCGTATATTTTCCTTGTCGTATCAAGTTCTTTGTTATAGGACGCTAATTGTTTTTCTGAAAATTTATTATTCGGATTAAGGCTGTCTATTTTCTTTTTTAAATCACTTATATTAGTAGATAACCTGCTCATGTATTCTTCATACGATTCACTCTCTTTAGGCTTTATGACATTCAAATCTCCAGCGAGCAAGTTTGCTTCCTTTTCCCAATCAGTCAATGGTTTACTTATATCTATTTGGCTCATCGAATGATAAGACTGTCTGGCTGTATCTATAATGTTAGCCAAGTCTAAACTTTGCTTTTCAAGTTCCAACAGTCTGTTTCTTGCTTTAGTAATATCCTCCGGTTTATATTTGGCAAAGGATAGTTCTCTTCCTGTCTCGTCAAACCTTCTATATCCACCCTCTCTGATAATCCCGGCAAGCCTTTCTCTTTCAACGTCTACGCTCTGCTTTTGTATTTGCGCATTTGCCATGGTGCCGATAAATTGTTTTTTGTACAATTCCTTTTGCTCTTGAGAAAGTTTTCGCATCTTCTCAACAGAAAGGGATATTGCTACTCCGTATTTGTCTGTTTGGGTTACTGCATCCTTGAAGGTGTTAGATAAGTTCTTGGTTATACGTCCTAATTCCCTGCTTTCTTCTGCGCTCTTGTTGGCTTTTTGGCTAAGGGTTTCGTATCGGTCTATAAGTCCGTCAACAGCCTTGTTCCCCTTCATCTTATCGTTCGTATCGGAAATAGTCTTATTTAAATCTGTAATAACTTCTGTTGTAGTTTTGACTTCCTCTCGAAACATAACCAATGCTCCTACTACGGTTCCGATAAGAGTTATAATCCAAATTATTGGATTCTTTTTCATTGCAGCGTTTAACGCATTTTGCACAACCAGCAATCCCTTAGTTGCGACATTGGTCAACATAACAGCAGTTCTATACGAACCATATACAAACGCCAACATGCCAAGTATATCGGCAACGGTTTCCCAATGTTTCATCAGCTTGGTAAGTATTTCCAAACTATCAGAAAGGACGCCGCTATTACCCTCTGCAATGTCTGCCATCATTACATCCCAAGCATCTTGCAAGTTACTCCATTTACCCGCAAGACTTTCTGCGAGAGCTTCCTGCATGTTGTAGAATTTCCCGCCTTCATTGGTTAACTCCCAAAGAACATCTTTCACCATGCCAAAGCTGACTTCTTTTCGGCTGATCTTATCGAATACGTCTCCAGCACTGACAACTTTATTTTCAAGAACGGTAAACCGTTTCGCCAGCTCATCAACTAACGGAATGCCTGCTTCTGTGAACTGTCTAAGCTCTTGCCCGCGAAGAAACGCGGCACTACGAACTTGTCCGTATGCCAATATGATACGTCCCATATCAACACCGACACCCGCGGAAATATCAGCAAGCCGCTTAGTCGTATCGTAAAGCTCTTCGTAGGGGATACTATATGCAGAAAGCTGTTTTGCGTATGACGCTAATTCCTTAAACTGGAACGGGGAAGCCACCGCTAACTCCTTGATGCGGTTGAATATCGTTTCAGCTTTCATGCTATCCCCGATAATAGAGGTCAGTGCGATGCGTTGTTTTTGGAACTCCCCACCAATGGTATATAATCCCCTAACAAAACGCTCTACTGTATATATGGAATACACGTTGGCGATTTGATTTCTTAACTCTCCGGCTATTCGAGACTGGGAAGACATGGTTGTATTTGCCCGCTTCATAGCGGAATTATGCGTATCTGCGGCTTTTGCTGCTTGTAAACGGGCGTTTCTAAGCTGCTCAAGGGCCTTTTGAGAGTTGGCGTAAGCGTCGGCACGCATTATTTGAGAAACACCCCTCATGGCTCTTAATTCGCTTGTATTCACACCTTGCCCTTTAAAGGTTTCTGTAAGCTTCTTGATACTCTCACTATCCACCTCAAGCTTCACCTTGTACGTCTTGTTTTTCAGCAAGGAATCTACTTTATCCTCAATCTCTTTTACATCAACCTTCAATCCTACTTTCGCGCTGACGGTTGCGTGCATGTTGACGAGCTTTTTTTTGATAGCTTCGTATTCTTGCTCTGTATAATTTTTCAGGTGAATCCCAAAATTCAAATTTCCGAGGTCTGCCATGTCGATTGTTATTTTGTGTCCTTTTTAATAGCGTTAACGCCGTTTACTATAAAATCATTAAGAGATATTCTTTGTCCTTTAGCTTCCTGCTCTTTCCTTTTTGCCTCCCATTTTCTTGTCAGCTCTTTCATCTCTTTGGAAGTGTGCATTCCCTTGTCTACCTTATCGTCATTATTGTACACCACAATAGGAGCATCGCATATAAGAAGCTCATACAGAGCATTGGTAAGCACCCAGTCCATGTACCAGTTAGGGATATTCACCATTCCCCAAAAGAGAACGAGAGGGCGGGTTAATTCGGGATGTTTTTCTCCGTTTGCAAAGGCTGCTCCTGCCGAAGTTCTTGAAGGATACGATCTGCTTCCTTTCTCGTCATCGTCATCACTGTGTCCTTCATTCCTGTCAAGAACATGGTAATGTTCAAGTATTGAAGTCTCTGAAATTCCACTTTTTTTTTACCAAGAGCGACGACACTTGTCAGTTCTTGGTCTGTATATTTCTTCCACAGAATGCGCCAATGTATCCAATGGAAAAGCCTTATTTTCCACCAGTTATTCAGGATTATAAGGGAAGCACATCGGGCTGTCACCTCATCGTCTTGTTTGCATGATATAAAGGTGTGCGTCAGCTTTCTTATCGTTCCCCGGTGAAGCCACTTTATTCCAATCTCCTTTTCGCGAAGAGATACATAGTCTGTGCTGTTTTCAAGCACTTCATCAAGTCTTTCCTGTTCTACCGAAGTAGGTTGAGTTATCGTTTTGTCGTTCATAATGTTTTGAGGTGTAAAAAGAAAAGGCGGCGGCATAAAGCTCACCGCCATTAATATTAGGTACCAGTACCAGCCTGTGTAACTTCTACTGCTGCTGCTTTGCTTGCGGTAGAAATGTTCACAATGGCAGTTCTGACAGATGCTCCATTATTTGCATCAACCTTGACCGTTACCACTTTGCCGCTTACGGAAGTCTTGCACCATGTTTCTGTTGATGAAGCAGATACTGGGCTTTCTTCTGTTGTAGCTGTAATGGTCTTCCCTGTATTATCAGCGCTGCTGACGAAAGACAGGGAAGTAGGAGCTACGGTCAGGAGGCTTTTTTTGTTAAGAACGCGATATTGTCGTCAGAAGCAGCAGTGGACGCTGCACCGTCTTCAATTTCAATCGTTCCACTAAGCGCAAATGCAAACGGAGTGGTGGATGCGTTCTCGAACAACGGGCGTGCGTAGATAGCCATTTTCTTAACCAATATACACTTCTCTCCGTCTTCGCTCAACAACGCAAAGCCTGCATTAATCTTCTTGCTGTTCAGAGTTACGGATATTCCGGAATACTCTTGTCCGTTTACGGAAGCAGTTGCTACCTTGTTGGCTTCTCCGAGGAAGAAGCTAACCAAATCCTCGCTTATACTCGGTACGGTAGCCGCAAATGTAATGTCACCTGCTGTACTTGTTACAGCCCAGTCCGCTTGAAGTCCATGCACCTTTGTACGGTTCAACGTGGGTTCTGCTTGGGACAGGTTCAGGGAATCCACAGTAACGGGCAAGTCAAAATCCGGCTCCACTGTTGCAAAGTCAGTAATACCACCCTTTACCAGCATGATAGAAGAAAGACCGCTAAACACTTCTTTCAACTCTTGTTTTGATTTCATTGCCATAATAAAAAGTTTTAATCGTTTATTTTATGTTTATTTTATCACAAGGTCAGCCCTTATCAATGTAGCGCTAAACCCTAATCCGTCATTACCTTTCAATGTCAGCTTTGGGTTAGAGACGGTGATAACACTGTCACTAATCGGGAACAAGGAAAGAACTTTCCCAACAAGGGCGTCCATTACATTTAAATCTTCAACGCCGCTTTTCTTTAATCTCACGTAGACCTCTACGGTGCAGTATGTTTGTACGTTTCCGAAACCGCATCCGTAAGTCGAGGAAGTCAATTGTCCCGGTAGTGATACTACTATGAAATTATCCATTTGCTTAGGAACGGCAGCGGGTCGGTCATTGGTAAACACGTTATCACTAACCGCAGCTGCTGCATTAAACAATGATTTAAGCGCGTCTTTGTATTTAAAATCCTGCTCGTATCCCATAACTTACATCGGTTTAAATGTCATCTTAGCTATGCTCTCTGCATAATCGTATGTGTCGGAAAGCACATTCAGTCCTTTCTTGGATTCCAAATAGTTGGAATATTCAGTACCTGTGCACATTACCAACCCTATTACATCACGAGGAGACCTATAATTCTTGAGGAAATTTACAGATGTGGTTAATCCGTATTCTCCGTTGGTATCAATCAGATTGTACTTTTTTATAGGTATAAGCCTTCCGTTTTCATAGCTTCTTACCATTATCACTCCAAGTCCGTCTCCTCTGCTCAATTTAGGGCGGGTAGCGTTCTTTAATCCTTGTGTGACAACAGCGGTTATTATTCGGGAAAGCCCGCCTCTATAATAAATTCCGACAGCCAATGAAGTCAACGTATTTCCGGTTACATTATGGTATTGTGCTGATACTACTCCGTCATGCAGAAGCTTAATGGCGATCTCCGTTATCCTATCCAACATATAGCTGTCAATAACAGAATTAATCTTCTTCTTCGCATCCTCTAAGACTTTAGTATTATCTTCCATACCTTAATTTTTAGCCAGATTAAAATATAGCGTTGTCCCCATTTCCGTAGGATAGCAATCAGTTACAACACACGCTTCAAAGGTTCCGCCGTAGTCGGTAACGTCAACAAGGTCTCCCGCGATAATACCCTTCACAAGTCCGGGAATATCTATGGCGTAATCGCTTTTTATAACGTTGCTTTTCGTAAATGTTCTCAAAGAGGAGCTTCCATACTTGTTGCATTCTCCCTCATACAGAACTGTTTCCGATCCGTCTTCAAACGAGGTTTCCCCCGAAATACGATACACCTTGCATGTATGCGGAAAACGTGGATTGTTTACTTTCATAGAGGCCACCTTTTGTTCATGTTCATACCCAAGTTGACAATCTTAATAGACGATTTCTTAACATTCTCTCCATACAAAGCATATATGTCATTAGCCATTTGCCGTAAATTGCGCTTGTCATAAGCGGAACTCTCTGTACCGCCTTCTTTATGTTTCCAAACGCCATTGGCATCCTCTACACTTCCCGTTACACTCGGAGTGCTCGCGCACCACATATAAAGATCTGCCCGGCATAAGTCCTTGAGACGCTTTTCGATTGTAGTTACATCAGAACCGGAGGTGATGCCTCTGTCAATCAATATCGTATTGATTGCGTTGTCTGTAACCTCGAAGCCGACACAGCCACGAAGGTATTCTTCAATGGTTGTGCCGGTAGTTGTATTTAGAGAATCTTTCATGGTTATTTACCCTTAATGTTCAAGTAGTAGAACCAACGAACCTTGTTAGGAACAACCAATCCGGTAACTTCCGATTTGATAGTCTGCGTCATGGTTTCGTCGTTGAATACTTGGCGAATCAGAGTACGCCCGCCGTCATACAAAGCAGTACGTGCACCCGGCGTTTCCATGAAGATAGGACGTCCGCATTGTACGTCTCCCAAATCTTCGTTCGGGACATACGCCATAACACCTTCCTCGAAGTTCTGCAAGGTCTTGTAGTTGATTTTCTGCGTATCCTTATCGTAGCTTTCTACTACGGAGATAGAATCAACCACTCTGATTTCAGCGCCGATACGAGCTTCGATAAACGCCTTGATTGCGTCATCTGTGACGAGGTTTGCAAACGCAAGTTGCATATCCTTGTCAGAAATATCCGGACGGTTGGCAACAGTGTACATCTGACGGAAATACGGCAGATTGATGATGTCATCCCAAGTAGTCTTGCTTACCTCCCAATGTCCCTGCGGTGCAAAGTCTTTCTCTTTGCTGTATCGGATGACATCACGCATCACCTTGATAGGGTCAATTGAAGTTCCTACGGCTGCTTGCTGTGAAACAACTCCTGTTGAATCGACTTTCTTGTACCAATAAGAATCTTTAATATTCTTCTTGGGAACACCAAAGTCTATTGACAATGAGATGCCAAGAGGATTGTTAGCTGCGTCAATAATCAGATTCCCTTTCTTGGAAATAACCTGATTTCTCTGATACAGGAACGTGTTGTAGTTACCGCCAAGCAAGCTGTCTACTCCGTTAAACAGAAGTTCCATGATTGTAGCCTCCATTTCCGGAGTGGAACCTCCGATAGCATCCATAAGCATCATCTTTTCACGCAAGATTTTACGGCTCAACGTAATTTCATGCTTGAAAGTAGGCAGGCCGCCCATTTGCAACGAAAGGCCATCGGTTGACTTGGTTGCACCGTCACTGTCGATGTCTACGTAAGTAGCCAGTGTGTACGGACGAACCGTTGCTTCAATCTGTTCGTAAGTAGGATTCAGAGGAATATTAGGATTCAGCGGGAATCCCATTTGGGCAAAAGTCTGCTCTGCGTTATACTTTTCTGCAAACATTTCGTTAATCCATGCTTCCAACGGCTTGTTGCCGGTGTATCCCATAGCGGCAAGTCCTCTACCTACAATATCGTAAAATTCTTTGTTTCTTGTGTACATATTATCCCCCTTTCTTATTCATTGGATTCGCGCACAAACTCAATCATAGGTAATTGCGCTTCTACTGATTTAGGAATACCGCCGCCCGCTACTCGGTCTGCGTATATTCTACCTGCTCTTACTACGGCACATGTTGCAGAAATGCAACCTTCGGGGATGCAGACATCCTCAAATACAAGGCCGTTTACGTCACTTAAGTTTCCGCTTGCAGTTGCACCTTGCTTGGTAAGTTCCATTGCCCCTGTTACTCCGGTGCTTCCGGGGATAAACATGTAGGCCGGAACCATTGCAGCTGTCTTTTGCGTGAATGTCAGCACTGCGCCACTTCTTTTCACATCCCATTCTGTGAAAGTGGCTTTGCCGCCTTCAATCTTTGTAGCGACCAGTTCGGGGGTTGTTTCCGAAGCGCTTGTTACCGCGATTGAGTAGCTTTTGCTTCCCAATACAAAGGATAAATCTCCGTTGGCAGTAGCTTTGTTGGTGATAGTCAGCGTTACTACCGCTTTTACACCTGTCACTCCCTCCACAGTAATCACCTCTACCTGTTTGCCGGGGCCGTTGAACTTAACCATTGTGCCAGCATGTATAATATCGCCAGGGTTTAATCCCATTCCGGCAACATCAATCATACCGCCTCCTTGATACAGTTCTCGAACTCTCGACCATACAGGAAAATTACCGCCAAATTCCGACCGGAATTGACCGATAGTGTTGAATGTTCCTAATTGTCTCATCTTTTTTTGTCTGTTTTAAAATGTGTTATTTGGTTTTCGGGAGCTTGCCTCTTGATTTCATTAACTCCTTAAAGGCTTCTCTTCGGCTTTTTGCCTGCTCTTCTCCGGTTTCCGCAAACTGATTGATACTTGGGGATGCTCCGTCTCCGAAAATCGCCTTGTATCTTTTCTCGTAGTTGCGTTTAGCACAGTTTACAATGTCCTCCACTTTCATTCCGTCTGTAATTTCCACATCGGAAATGGCAATGCCGAGGATCTCATCGTTGCAGATGTTTTTTCCACCATTCTCGATTTGAGATTTTAACTGGCTTTTGGATTCGGCCTTTAATTCGTTGATTGACGCGGCTCTTTTCTCCGCTTCCTTTTCCCCTTTTAGCTGCAAAAGCTCTTCTTCCATTTTTTTCAATTTGGCGGCAAGCGTTCCCTCGTTTGGTTCGTCTTTTGCATCGTCCGGGATTGGTTGAGGTTTGTAGTTTTTCTTGAAATCCTCAACTTGTGTTGCTACATCATGATTGTACTGTCCCTGTAACCCTTGCAGAAATCCGGTAGCCTTGTTGAAGTAAGTATCGTCAGGTTCACTTCCTTCCTCTAACGGGTTAAGGTCTATGTACTTCATTAATGTCTGTGACGAAAGGCTGGTTTGTCCAAGTCTTGTCGTTAATTCGGATAAGATTTGTTCTTTCTCCATCGTGTTTTATTTAGTTGTGTTATAAAAAAAAGAGCCTATCAACGCTTTGTGCGTCAATAAGCTCTTTGGCTTGCATATCTAATATTACTATTATTCCTTCGTCAGTCTAACTCTCATAAATTTACGGCATCTCCTGCATATAATCCTAATGGAAGAACTTCCGCAAACTTCCTCAACGTCCATTATTTTCTGTTTACACACCGGACATATTGCGAAGTTTCCTTTTCTATCAGGTAACTCTTCATCGAGTTGGACATCAATTTTTATCATATCACATGATTTAATAATGCAAATATATCACCTATTTTCTATAAAAACAACATTATAGACATATTTTTATGGGTAAAATTTAGAAAATAGATGAAAAATCGTATATTTGCACTATATATTACTCATAGAGCTGTGAATCAAGCCGGAGTATGCAAAATCATATTGCATGCGACGGCTTATTTTTTTTATGGAATACGACGGAATTGTACATACAAAAAATGGAGAGGGCGTATTTACTTATGCGCACATAGAAAAGCTGCGTGAATATGGAAATCCGCTTAATATAATCGCCCAAAAAGGATGTCAAGAAAAGTTCCTTGCGTCTCCGGCAGATATTACTATATTTGGAGGAAACCGTGGCGGCGGAAAAGCGCTGATATTCAATGAGTTAGTGTGTACTCCGTTCGGATTTAGAAAAATCCAAGACATTAAAGCGGGCGACATAATCACTGGTCTTGACGGAGGAATGCAAAGGGTTGTTTACAATTCCTATCAGGGATTTAAAGAGTGCGTAAGGCTTAAATTCGTTGACGGTTCTTATGCCGACTGTTGCATAGATCACTTATGGAATATCAAGCAATCTAACCATTGTTCAAAGAAAAGGGCTTTATATAACCTCCCCTTAGAGGATGAATGGCGGGTGTGGACTACTCAAATGATTATAGACCACATGGAAAAGCAGAAGGGAAAGAAGCAGCCGCGCCATTTATCTGTTCCGTTGTGCAAGCCAGTTCGATTCACCAAAGGGAAATACTTCAAGCCTAAATTCAGTCCGTATCTGATTGGTGCGCTCATCGGGGACGGATGTATTGCCGATAGTGTAATCAGTAAGAACTGCTGTTATTTATTTAATCCTGACGAGGAAGTCATTGGCGAGTTCAAGAAATCAGTAGGGTATTCTTCTTGCGAGTTTGAGAAAGGCTGCTACCGCATGCGCATCAACGACAAAGAGCTTATCGCAGAGATTCAGAAATTGAATATAACAGGGCGTGCGGCAGATAAACACGTTCCTGACATGTATTTATATGGGACGCTGGAGGAAAGATGGGCGCTTGTTCAGGGCTTAATGGATACCGACGGAACTATTGATGAAAGAGGGCACCTGTCTTATACTACAATAAGCAAACAGCTTGCGGAAGATGTAAAATTCCTTATCAACAGTTTGGGAGGATTGGCGACGATTGGCAGAGGCACCGCGGGGTATAGAAATAGCAATGGAGAATTTATACAATGTAATGACGCATACACTCTTTATATAAGAATCCCGGATGCCGAAAGGATGTTTCGCGTAAAAAGGAAAAAAGAAAGATGCAAACCTTATAATGGCGGGATAAGCATCAATGCGAGAAGAATTATAGGCTACGAGATGATAGGGAAGAAGGAGTGTTGCTGTATTGCAGTGACCAATCCGGACAGTTTGTTTCTAACAAGGGATTTTATTGTCACCCATAATTCTTGGGCCTTGCTAATGGAGGTCTTGAAAGATATAAATAACCCGAATTTTGCTTCTGTAATCCTGAGAAACGAAAAAGAGGACTTGAGTAATATAGTAAACAAGTCTTATGAACTTTTCTCTCAATACGGAAAGTACAACCGCTCTATCTCGGACATGACTTGGAACTTCTATAACGGAGGTTTTTTAAAGTTTTCCTATTATGCGGATTCTTACGAAGACTTCGTAAAGCGTTTTCAGGGAAAAGAGTTTGCCTTTATCGGTATAGACGAAATCACTCACTCTGATTACCTGAAGTTCAAATACCTTATCACCAACAACCGTAATGCCTACGGTATAAGAAACCGTTTTTATGGCACATGTAACCCTGACCCGGATAGCTGGGTACGTAAATTCATAGACTGGTGGATTGATGAAAACGGTAACCCTATTCCGGAGCGAGACGGGGTAATACGTTATTGCTTCATGGACGGCGACCGACCGGAAGATATTTACTGGGGGGATTCCGTAGACGAAGTTTATAACCAATGCAGGCATATTATAGATCCGTTACTTACGCCTGGTCTTATCAGTAAGGGTTATGACAAGTCGGCATTCGTGAAGACAGTCACATTCATAAAGGGAAAGCTTGAAGAGAACGTTGCTCTTATATCTTCCGACCCTAATTATTTAGCCAACCTGGCCCAGCAGGACGAAGAATCTCGCGCAAGGGACTTGGAGGGGAACTGGAACTTTAAAGCTGCCGGGGATGATATTATCAAGATGGAACACATGGAGCGCTTCTTTAAAAATACCGCCCAATACGGAGACGAGAAGCGTAGGGTATCATGCGATATTGCATACGAGGGAGGAGACAACCTTGTCTTGTGGCTGTGGATCGGGAACCATATCGAAGATGTATATGTGAGTAGGGATAATTCCAAGCGGACGGAAGAGTGTGTTGCCTATAAGCTTAAAGAGTGGGGTGTGTTGGAAAAGGATTTTGTTTTTGACTTAAACGGCCCCGGTCAGGATTTTAAAGGGAAATTCCCCGATGCGGTCAGATTTAATAACATGGCCGCTCCGATACCCGCGACAAAAGCGGATGAGAAATCAATCAAGTATGTGTACTCCTCTTTAAAATCACAGTGTGCGGATATTCTTGTAAAAAAGATAAAGAACGAGGAAATATCCATAAATCCTGATCTGTTATCGCGCAAATTCTCCGGTAACGGATATTCCGGAGTAACCCTTTATAATATTCTTATGAAAGAGAGAAAGGCCATTCGGGACGCGGAAACAGACAAAGGGTTTGCCTTGATTAAAAAGGAAACTATGAAAAAATATGTCGGGCACTCTCCTGACTTTATAGAAGCGATGATTTACAGACAAATTTTTGATATAAAAAAACATAACACAAAACCAAAAGGATTATGGAGATTATAAACACACGCCAGATTATGGTACGTCGTCCGTTCCGGAGGATATTGCCAAATGGCTATAAAGCCGCTGCTGGGGTTATTTCAGGAAACACCCTCATCAATGAACCGTCTGATAATCCTACGTATCAGATAATAACTCAAATGGACTTCATGCGTGAGTTTGAGCCTTCGGGACATGCGATTAATGACCCGCTGGTATATCCTGACAGGTTAAGGCAAGACCCGGAGACGAAGCAATGGTTTAGGGAGTATGTTATCAGATGCGCTTTTGCTTTTCAAAGAATAATAACGGTCAAGCATCTTGTCCACCTTTGCGGGAATGATATTCAGTTTGAAATGGAAGGCGATACCGAGAATGAGAAAGTGAAAGATACCTTCTTTAAATTTAGAACGGGATGGGCCGTAAAAGACATGGAAATCGCATGGTACGAGGCCGCTAAGTCTGTAAAGATAACCGGAGATACGGCATTTGTAGGATACCTTAGAAAAGGAAAATTCTATTGGAAAGTCCTTTCTTTTGAAAAAGGTGATGTATTGTATCCTCATTTTGATAATGTTACAGGAGAGCTATCCTTGTTTGCCCGTTCTTATTCCGATTACGACAGCAGCGGGAATATTGTGACCGACTGGCTGGAGGTGTGGGATGAAAAGTATCTCCGTCGCTTTAAAAAAGGGGGAAAGGGATACAGCAAAATCAAACAAGTAATAAAAAACTTATTTGGATTGGACGGTTATGAACTCGTCTCCCAGCAAGAGCATGGGTTTACGTTTATTCCTGTGGCTTACCATAGATGCGATGCCGGAGCTTGTTGGTCTCCCTCGCAAGACAGTATAGAGCAATACGAACTCGCTTTCTCCCAGCTATCTCAAAACAATACAGCCTATGCGTTCCCGATTATGTATTTCAAGGGAGAAAATATAAATATAGATGGGGGTGTTGACGGAACTGTAAAATGTATCACAATGGGGCCGGACGATGAAGCCGGATACCTTAATAAACAGGATGTATCTACGGCTTTCGAGAAGCAACTCGATACTCTTTACAAGCTGATATATGAACAGTCGTTTGCGGTAATTCCTCCGGAGGTAAGAAGCGGCGATCTTCCGGGCGTGGCTATAAAGCTTCTTTATTCACCGGCATTTGAGAATGCGATGAAGGATGCGCAAGAATATAACCGCCTTGTGGACGACATGGTGAAGATTTTCACCTATGGATACGGAGTGGAAACGGAAAATCTTATAGACCTGCAAAACTTGAGTGTATATGCTTGGATAAAACCCTATATTCATTTGAATGAATCGGAGCTTGTGCAGAATCTTGCCACTTGTGTGCAAAACGGATTTTTATCACGTCAAACCGCAAATGAGCAGATTCAAATGTATAGCAATCCCCGCGACTGGGACAGGATAATGAGAGAGAAAAAGGAAGAGCAGCAGGCTGATATCCTTTATCAACTCAAAACCACGCAACCTACTCCTGAAGAAGAGGAACCCGAACACAACCCGGCTGGAGATGATAAGCAATGAAACAGCCCACGCAACAACAGATACAGGAAGCCAAAGATTTTATAAGGCAGCGGCTAAAGGCTGAATTATCCATGCAGAAGCATTTGGATGATCTTCTCTTGCAAGCCGCAAACGAGATCGTGGATATATCTTTGAAGTATAAGATAAAACCGTCCATGTTCCGCTTTTCCGCAAATGAAAAACTCGAAAGGGAGGTAGGTGTTGTTATCGGAAAGTTGCGAGAGGCGATTTACGACTATACCGAAACGCTTTCCGTTTATGACAGGAAAGAAGAAAGGGAGGCTATCATTGCTTTTATAAATAGGGAAGATCATGGAAAGACGCTTTCGGAGCGTATTGATATTTATTGCAACCGCTTTAAGTATGAGATAGAGGCTGCTGTCGCCGCCGGGCTTATTGCCGGGCTAAGCCGAAACAAAATAAAGGACAGCATAAAGGAAAATATTAAATCTCCGTATGATAGCTCCTATTTCAAAAAGGCCGTAGAATCCGGGGTATCCGCAGCAACCCGCATTAATACAAATGGAATAAGTTATGGAGTAGGGAAGTCCAACTCTTCTTATAACTCACTGAATACCCTTACCCGGTATGCTATCGGGTCCGCATGGATGTGGTTTAATGGAGTTCAGAAACAAAAAGAAGGAGCTATCGGTTTTTATTCATATAGAGGGAGCAGCTACCCATGCTCTTATTGTGATAGTATGGTCGGGTATCATCCTATATCCGACTATCAGAGCCAGTGGCATATAAGGTGCTGTTGTTATTTTGTATTTGTATAATTAAAAGTTACAATAATATGTTGAGAGGTAAAGAGGAAAAGATTACATTCAGCAAAGGACTTGGGACCGAATGCAGGAAGCTGGGGATCAGCGCAAAAGAAAAGGCTTTTGCAGACCTTTTAGCGCTGGGATGGAAAGATAAGGACGCTTATCTCATCTCCGGCCTTTATAACCCTGTGTATAATTTAGAGATGAATAAGAAGAATATGAATGCCCTCCTTTCCCAGGATAAGGACTTCATGGATTATCTCACCTTTATAAACAAGCGTGTCAATCGTAGACAGAAAGAGAGCGAGAAAGAGGAAGAGTTTTTGGTTGAAGGTGTTAGTGATGAAGATATTGCGTCTGAACTTTCAAAGGGAAACCAGCTTCGTAAGCTTATCGCCGCCCGTAAAAAGTACGATGGCAAAGAGGGCTGCAAGGAATGGATAGACCTCACCAAAATGATTGCAGACATCACGCAGATTAAGAAAGACGAGATAAAAGAAGAAGATACTACCACTCATTTTTATCTTCCAATTTCATGCAATAATTGCTCCTTGTACCTTGCCGCTAAAAAGAAAGCCGGGAAATGACACCCGGCTACTTCTTCCTTATACATAGGTTTGTGTTCAGTTTTTGTCTTTATCAGACGCTTCCTCCATTTCCTTTTTCATCTCATACATCTGCCTTTCCTCCTCAATAATCTTGGCGTCCTCCTCGTCAGAAATCGGCTTGGCGTCCGCGCGGTCAAGGGCATCCCAGACTGCCTTTAGCACATCCACCTGCAACTTCGCGTCAATACAATTCCCCACATACTGGGTGTTTCGCAGCATTAGCATAGGCAGATTATCAACCCTGTCTTCTATCGGAACGCTATCCAATAGTACAAACATTATGCTTCCCGCGCTGTACTCAATGGAGAAATCACCGCATACCGTTGATGCCTTGATAAAAGGAATGCCGTCTTTCTTATACTTGAGAATAGTTATATTCCCGACTTGTGTCTTTCCGAAATCCATAATCTTTTTGTGTTATATTTATTATTGCAAATCTATTCTTCAACAAAATCATCACTCAGGAAATCATCATCCGAATATTCCCAGCCCTCAAACAGGTTCGTTTTCGCTTCTTCGGCGATATTGGGTACATGTCTCATGAAGTTGTTCGCGATGTCCTCGTTCCCGCACCACAGATTATAAGAGTTATTGTATCCCTTTTCCCTCACGTATCCGAGAGAGAGCATGTCGATACCCAGCTTTCTTTGCGACATAGGGACGATCCCGTTCTTCTTGCAGAATCGTTCATAGTTCTTGTATATCTCCGATGATGTGAAATTGATAACGCCGCTTCCTTCAAATTCTTCGGGCTGGCACTCCTTGTATTTGAGGTATTCCGATATACTTCCGTCCACAAGCTTTCCGTCCCGTCCTATGACCGTAGAGCGTATCCTCTCCAGCTTCATGTCTATCTTTCCTCCGAGGTTCTCCGGCATCCTCCAGTTGTTTTTCTTTAGCTCGCAAAGACCTTTGACTATCCAAGCCATTATTCCGGCATGTTCCGATTTGAGCCTTTCCGCGAGCATGGTATCCCTTTTCTCTACGGGGATAGTCTTGTCGAAATTAAGCACGAGCGCCCGTCTCTGCATACTCTCATCATCCGGGTCCTCCCGGTTAAGAAAGTCCTTTGGCTGCCAACGGTAGTTAGAGTTACACAGCATTATAGGCGGTCTTTGCATCATCGTTATATTGCCGCCTATTCCCCGGCAGGCAATAGGTTCCCCGCTGGAGATAGCCTTTATGATGCTCATATCCTTAAAATCCCCCCGGTTGCTCTCCGTACAGTACATAAGCCTCTTCCCGGACATGGAATACGCAGCACGAAGCTGTTCATCACCTCTGCTGGCAAACTGGCTCATCTTGATATTAAGTATCTCGTCCTCTCCGAACATATCCTTAAGCACCCGGTAGATAACACTCTTCCCGTTTGCTCCCGTACCTTGCAATATCAGGAAATACTCAAAGCTTATATTACGTCTGTTGACAAGACAGGCTCCAAGAAACATCTGTAATATTCTCCGCTTGTGCTTCTCAGGAAGAACACCGTCCATATCATCCGTAGGCATCCAGTTCTCTCCGAGGAAACTTCTCCATATAGGACAGTTGAATATCTCCTTGCGGTCATACTTGAACGGATACATCTTCACACAATCAAAGCGGGGAGAGTGGGGATAGGTCTTTAACCGGTTCATGTCAACGACACAGTTAGTGAAGCACATAATACTAAGGTCGGGACGAAGCTCATGGTCCCGGATAACATTGATTATACGGTTCATATAGGCATACATGGCCTTATTGGTACGGTCACGAGCTGCAACACCCATCTTCTCAAGCCACCTGTCTACGGCATCATACAGGACATTGTAATCCATGAACTCATAAATCTTACCTGTAAAAACATACAAGGAGCTATAATGAGAGGTGTTATCCCTCGTCAAGACACCATAACCCTCCCTGAATAACTCCTCAAGACGTCTGCCGTATCTGTCTGTGCGCTCAGGATTGCTTGTAACCAAAGATATATCCCTGAACGTAGCCGCATATTCATCGCAATGTTCGGATAATAATCCAAGTACGTAATCCTTTAAATCCTTCCTATCCATATTTATTATATAACGTTTTTATAAGCATACCATAAAGAACATAACGGAACTGGGATTAGGTCTCATTCTTAAAAATAACATCTTCTCTTCTCTCTTTTGAGGGTTAAAAATATATATATATGTTCTTTATCATCATTATGCAAATATACAACTACTTGATAATAAAACAAGTAATTTTCTAAAAAAATAGGGGTAAAATTTAGAAAATAGGTGATTTTTTAGAGAATAACGGGAGTTATTGAAAAAATACGGCTTTTTTTGAATGTAAAACATCTTTACAAATGAGGGAAATTGGACGAAAAATGGGGGAAAATAAAAATTTTTAGGGGTGGTGATTACATCCGATATTCTTACATATAATAGGGGTGGGGTGGGGTGTCATCTACGTGGGTGTGTATGGTGTGTTGTTGATTATCAATGTGTTATAGTTTATATTATTGCTATAATATAAAGTTGTAATATCATTACAAAAGAAGATAATTTCCTGAATATCACAAAAGCTCCAAAATGGACGTAATTCATTGATTGTCAACCAAATACCACAATATCATTAATCTACAACTACAACATAACCATATAATCACCTATTAATCAATCAGTTATGCATATATTTCAAATCTCCCTATACCCCCGTATCCCTGTTATAAATAATATCTATAAATTAATTATCAGCAATAGATAAAATCTATTATAAGGCTATGCCTGATAGGTCCGGTTGTTATATACTTATACGTTCGTATGTTATAATGTCCCTATATACTCTATTATTTAGTATTATATATTTACATTGGTATGCATGTGTTGTTACGCTTATATATCATTGTAAATCAATGTATTATGATTATATATTTTATGCTATAAAACATGCTTATTTTATTGAAATATTTTGCTATTTTCTTTGCTGTTTCAAATATAATTCGTATATTTGTAATGTAAGAAAGAGGTAAACATAAAGCCTTTAATCTTACAAGCGTTGTTTATATGATGAGATATAAAAAGAACCTGCTAACACTGGGAATGCTAACAGGTTCAAAGAAGGGAATAACTTAGATAAGTACCCCCCCAACAGGAAAGGCAAAGGTACTTATCTTGGTTTAAACTTCCAAATTATCCGCTTATAAAATTTAGACGCTGTAATAAAGTTGAATTATAAACATTTAAATATTACAGTTATGAAGACATTAGAAAGTATCTTTTCAGAGATTAAAGAAGCTGGTGTAATCACTAAGAGACAAATACAGTTGTTGAAAAGCCGTTCCAACAGACAACAAAAGGACGTTATAGATTACGCTTGGTTAGAAAGTATCGGAGATGGTTACGGTATTCCGTTGACGGAGGAACAAGGCATACAGGGGTTGAACTGGTTAAAGAAGTTCATCAAGAAGAACGGAGAAAGTAACGTTCTTGGATATAGAGAGCTTAATATAATTAATAGTGCTTCTCCTTGTGATTTTGTTTTCAAAGGGTTTTACGATGCCGGTAACGGCTGGGTTAGAATTTTTCTCCCTATCTACCAGCTTAACGGAATGGAATATATTCCCATGAAAGAACCTTATATTATAGGCTAATATGTTCTGCGTTATGTTGCTATTGTTCGGTGCTGTGTTGTTCATCAGCGGCACCGATATTACAGAGATAAAAAAATACAAGGATCAATCAGATAAATTTTAAGGTTATGAAAAAGTTAATATACACACTGTTACTTATTTTGACAAGCGCCGTTTGTTTCTCCAATGGGAATAATATACATACTATCTACTCGTTTGCCAAGACACAAAGCGATACTATTTTCATGGTAGGCGTGAAGGGTGATAAGGTGACTAAGATTAACGGATATAAAAACCCGGATCACCTCTCTAAATTAAATAAGGCTTTAGCCGAAAACAGTACTAAGGTTTTGAAGCTTTCAAAGTAATAACAAAAAAAAGATAGGTAATTATGGTAATAAAGTATTTTAGATGCAACAGAATAATAGTATGCTACATACGGAAAAACGGTGCAAAATATAATGTTTGCACCGGGAAACCGTCCGATTCGGAGTGCATTTCATGGAGTTATGAAAATCTGGATGACGCGATAGTAACCGCTACGGAGTTTTTTAACAATTACACTAATATAAAATTTTAAAGACATGAGAACAAAAACACAGCTTTCAAATTTTAACTTCCAGTTTTCCGGATACGGGCATTATAGAGTATCTTATACAAGTCCGGCAACCGGCAAGCAATGGAGTACGGTAATTGATGATATGACATTGATAGACTCTACCAGGAATGCGGACGAGCCGAAACGGAAAGATTTGGAAGCGTTGAAACGATTATGTAAGGATAATTAAAAGACATACGATTATGGCAAAGACATTAAAGCAGTTAAGCGATCAGCAAGAGAGATTTAATAAGCTGTGGAAATATGCGAGCAATAACACAAGGCGGCTTGCGAAAAAGGTTTGGACAATGAGATATCAAGAAGTTCATAAAACTTGTGATTGCGGGCAATATTCGAATAATATGCCCGGCGGATTCCTCCCTGATTACGCAGTACATTACGCTGCTAAGATTAACGGAGGGAAAGCAACGGAATATTACGACGGCTTTAAGCTTGATAAAATTGCATCCGACATATTTAATAGGGTGGCAATGTTTTAATTGATTTTCAAATTAAAAACAAAAGATTATGAAAAAGATTACTCTGTTTGTAAAAGAGATAGGATCCGTCAACCGTTATTCCCTGTTAGGGAGGCTGAAAAGTGACTGTGAATACTTTTTAGGCTACGGAAACCGTTTTGAAAGATGCCTCTGGGCCGGGAATGTATCGGAGCATATATGGTGCATGAAAGTATTATACTACTTACTGCCTATTAACGGAAAGCCCGACTGGTTATCAATGGCAGATATATTGAATTACGAAAAGCAAATGAAAAGCAGTATTTAATAAACGAATAGTTTAAAATAAGGAGGAGTAGACTATGTATTTAGGCTTTATACTTTGGGCGATAATTTTAGTTGTGATCGTGTGGAATACTAACCCGGCACTGGTTATTATATCCGCTGTGATAGGGGTTGTGTTTGCGATTGCAAAAACAACAGATAATAAACCAAAAGAGTGATATGGAAACATTAAAGGACGTTTTTTTGAAAAAATACCCGCAATACGGAAAGGTGCTGCGGGTATATGAAGAGGTTAACGAAACGGAGTGCACCTTCGAGAGTATTACAAAACCAAGGTTGTACAACTTTGTTCAGGCTCTTAATGACAGGCTGGCAACAAACAGTGCTAAAACCTATTGCGCTATGTTTAAATCGGTTCTTAACCTGTACAGCGATATGTATTCTTTCCCGAAAGGCTTTGAAGCTATATTAACCCTGAAGAAGGACGCAACGCAAAGTACATGGTTAACGGATGAAGAGATCAAAAAACTACTCTCATACGATCCGGTTAATGATACAGAACGGATAGTGAAAAACTGTTTTCTTCTCGGTTGCCTGACAGGTGCAAGACATTCGGACTACGTATGTTTTACAGAGGACAATATAATAGACGGACGACTGGTTTATATTTCCCAAAAAACGAAAACGAAAGCGGAAATTCCGGCGGCTCCGGCTGTGTTACGGATATTAGAGGAAAACAAAAGATACGACATTAGCCAACGTAAGCTGTCTGATGTGACATTTAATGATACGATAAGAAGTATATGCCGGAAGTGTGGAATAAACCAACGAATAAAACTGTATCAGGCGGGCGAATATGCAACCGGGGAAAAGTGGGAGTTTATTTCCTCGCATTCAGCGCGGAAGTCTTGCGCAACAAACTTATATCTAAGGGGAGCGGATCTGTATTCTATCAGCCGGATGTTAGGACACTCCAGTGTAACCATGACAGAAACGTATATTTGTTGCGGGCTGCGTGAATTGTCAGATAAGATAATGAGTTATTTCAACGGGTTTAAATAATATGCTTTAAAACATACTGTATAAGATGAATTAAAGAGAGATAAACGGTATTTTTGCAAACAATTTTAAAAAAAAAGGTTATGAAAACTTACGATGTACACTTCAACGACGCTAACGACTCTAATAGCAAAGGTTTTAATGAATCATTTGAGTACTGCAAAAATTATATAGAAACCTATAACGGTACCAATGAATCCTATTTCGAGGACTACAAGGGAGGAATCGTATCGATCGTGTGTAATGAAACCGGAGAAGAGGTTTATTCGGAGGATATAAGATAGAATGGAGCAAGAAAGTAGATACGCATACGACGAGGAAAGCGTAAAACATATTGTGCACTGGGCTTTAACGGCCCAGCTGCCTACTCAAATAGAGTTGAGCGAATCGGAGAGTATATTTGATGTTAAGAAGTACATACAGGCGAACATAAACGACATAAACCAACATTTCCCGGACCCTTTTTACAATCCGGCAATTGACAGGTTGTACAGGTTGAAGGAATTTATGGATAACTCGCAATCCTGAAACGAACATATACACGCAGCCCGGCGAACGATTTTACATCTTTATAAGACCTCTTCCGCCGGGCTATTGAATTACAATTTACTGTCCATCTTTTCAAATTCTTCTTGTACGGACTTGTTTAGCACTTTGGCGTAGATCTGTGTAGTTTTTATATCCGTATGTCCCATCATTTTTGCAAGGTTTTCAATCGAAACTCCCATATTCAATGCCATAACTGCAAAACTATGCCGGGCCATGTGCGAATGTAGGTTTTGTTTTATCCTCGCGAGCTCCTGAACGACTTTCAGTCTTAAATTATACTGATAGTTGCTTATTACGGGCAGTTTGAAATCGTATTTTTGCAGAATTTCCATTGCAGGCTTAAGAAGCATCAGGAAATATTCTTCTTCCGTTTTTACTCTTACGTCTCTTATAAAGAATTTGTTCCCTTTCTTGATTACACCGCTAAAATCAAAGTTGAACAAATCTGCATAAGACAAACCCGTAAAACATTGGAATACGAACAAGTCTCTGACCCGTTCAATGCTCTCGGATGCCGTTTCTAAGCCTTGTATTTGCTTTATCTGTTCTAAGGTGAGGTATTTTATACCTTCGCTCTTTCCACGCTCAAATTTGAGCTTATTATACGGGTTGTCTTTCAGTAAATCATATTTGATGGCTTCGTTTATATATCTTTTCAGGCGCTTATGATAACCATGTATTGTCGTCTGTTTGTTATACTTCCTATGAAGGAAATTGTCATAGTGCATTATGTTAGCCGTAGTAACGTCCGTAAAGTAAACGATCCGACCGAACTCTTCCAGGGATGTTATTAAGGAGGCATGCGTATTTAACGTTCCTTGCCTGAGGTCGGTTCTTTCGCTCACTCTCCGTTTTATAAAATCTATAAAGCTTTCTTTTGTTTGGGAATACTTTAAAAAGTGTTCCAGCTTATCAAAACTGAAAGGTTCTTTGTTTTTTACCAACCCGTTTATGAACTCGTTGATGTTCCGCATTTGCGTATCGAGTCTTTCGTTAAGGTCTAAAGATTGAACGGTATTCTTAACCTTTGTCTTTTCGCTCCATTGGTCGGAATACAACCGAACGCCTGTACTTAACCATTTTCTTTTCCGTTCAAACAAAATTTCTATTTGAACGGTTCCTTTCGTTGTCTTGCTTGCCGTATGTTTACGGTCAAAAACAAACCTTAATACTGGATACTTCATAATTTAAAAGATTTGGTATCACACAAGGGTATCACATTTGTATCACATTTCGTGAAATAGGATGAAATAGAATGAACTAAAATGAAACAACATTAGCGATGTGTTTGTTCTCCTAAATCATTGATTATTACGTAAAACGCTGATAATAAACAAAAAGGGACTACATTTTTGTAATCCCTTGCTGGTGATCCGCTTGGG